TACCGTTAAATAGTATCGGTAATATTGGTGAGTATGCAGTCAACGCTATACAACCATCAACTGATGTTGTACCAAGTAGCCCATCTATAAAAACTTTTTTCTATAAAACATCAAGTAATGAATGGGTTTCATTAGGAGGATCTAGCTGGAGAAGTGATATTCCTACTGTACAAGGATCTATATCTAATCCCACACTAAGCTCTACTAGCAATTTTACGTTAAATGTAAGCGGTACATACACTGTTACTGTTACTGTGACCGGCACTACTGTAAATGATGTTGCAACTGCAATTAATAATATTGACACACCGGTGGTAACTGCTAGAGTAGTTAGTGGTAAATTGCAAATTTTGTCTGATCAACTTCTTGCTTCAGGTGTTCCTTATATCGCATTAACAGATGGAAGTAACACCCCACTAGCATTCTGTGGTATTGATGCAGGTACATACTATCAACCATTGGTTGCGTACGGAACAAGTGCTCAAATGCCATTATGGTCTAGTTCACAAACTACTCCAAGACCAACTGGTTCTGTTTGGATAAAAATAGGTACAGCGGGTAATGGATTATATCCTAGTGTTTCTCGATATAATACTGCTACTGCAAGTTGGGTGGCAAAAAATGTAAGTCAGGCTACTAGTGACTGGGCCGCTATTGCTCAATTAGATTCAACCGGCGGCAAAGCAATTCCGGCAGGTACAATTTATGGACAATATAATTATAACGGATCATTAAGTTCAGCCCCATATTATTTATGGGAAAGAATTTCTACTGGTCCTACAGTAATTACTGGTACTAATACAAGTCCATTGTTTGACGATACTACATGTAATGGTTCAGGGCCATATACATTGTATACTGCAGTTAGTGTGCCCGGTAGTACTAACCTTTCAAGCTCATATACTATAACTATTCCTGATGGAGCAGATGCTACTGCTTTTGTAACTGCATGGGCTGCAGCAGGAGTACCGTATACACAAGCAAACATTGCAACCGATGGATCAATTATATTATCTCACACTCAAGGTGGAGAAATTATATTAAATGATCTTATTAATGAAGAAAGCAGTGGTGTTATAGCTGAATCTGGATTTGTGATTGGTGAAACAACTGGTGTTAAATATGGACCTAGAAGAGTTGGTAATTGGACTAATATAGCATCAACCGGTGGAACTGGCACCGGCGCAAGATTTAATATTCTTTCAGTGTTTGGTACTTATTTTTTAAATAATTTACTTAATAATGGAATATCCTCAGGTGGTACCGGATACGCAGTGGGTGATATCTTAACTATTGCAGGTACCAGTCTTGCTGGCCAAACTCCGGCAAACGATTTGCAACTAGTAGTTACTAAAATAGGAGCTAGTAATGCTGTAACAGGTGTTTCTTATTATTCAGGCGAAGCAATTCCATTATTTGATATTCAATTAAGCAATTGGGTAGAATTCACCTATACAAGCAATGAAGGTGCACCAGTCGCAGAACCTACAAACAACACAAATTGGTTCTATAGCGTAGTTGATCAAGTAGATATCATGGTTCAGAAAAATGGTACATGGATAGGTTATCGTACAACTGCATACGATACCAATGGTCATCCTTCGACTACTGGTAGTCCAGATACAGATCCAAACGGTCCTATCATATCTGCTACTGCTCCATCTGTTCAGAGTGATGGTACTGCATTGGTATACGGTGATTTGTGGATTGACACAAGCGATTTAGAATTATATCCAGTCATATCCCGCTGGCAACAAGTTAGTGGTATAGATCAATGGGTTCTAATAGACACTACTGACCAAACAAGTCAAAATGGTGTTGTATTTGCCGACGCTCGATGGTCTAGTTCTGGTGCAATCAATCCAATTGACGATCCTATTCCAACAATCAGTTCACTACTATCTAGCAATTATGTAGATTTAGATGTGCCAGTTGCGACTCTATATCCTCAAGGTATGTTGTTATTTAACACACGCCGTAGTGGATATAATGTAAAACAGTTTAGAACAAATTATTTTACAAGTGCTAATTATCCAAATGCGGGTGCTTACGATGCAGGAGCTCCAACTAATGTCAATAACTTGCCATTAGTAAGCTACACATGGGTATCAGTGAGTGGTAACAATACAAAGGGTCAAGCATATATGGGGCGTGGCGCACAACGTGCTATGGTTGTACAGGCATTGCGTTCAGCAATTGATACAAATACAAGTATCCGTGATGAAGATAACTACTTCAATTTGATGGCTACACCTAACTATCCTGAACTACAACCTAATATGGTTGTGTTGAATGCTGATCGCGGAGAGACAGCTTATATTATCGGTGATACACCATTAGGACTACCAGATGATGCTACTGCAATTCAAGCTTGGGCTAACAATGAAGCAGGTGCATCAAGTACAGGTGAAACAGGATTAGTTACACGCAATACTTATTTAGGTCTATTCTATCCAAGTGGACTTGCGAATGACTTGAGTGGTAACGAAGTTGTTGTGCCAGCATCACACATGATGTTGCGTACATTCTTACGTAATGATACGGTGGCCTATCCTTGGTTAGCGCCAGCTGGCACACGCCGCGGTAACATTGACAATGCATTAAACATTGGTTACTTAGATCGTACTACAGGTGAGTTCCAACCAATCAAGACACGCATTGGTATACGTGATGTACTATACATCAACCAAATCAACCCAATGGTATTCTTTACTGGCGTTGGCTTGTTGAACTATGGTAATAAAAATAGTTTCAACTCACAAAGTGCATTAGATAGAATCAACGTTGCTCGTTTGATTAACTATGTACGCCGTCAGTTAACTATTGCGGCTCGTCCGTTTGTATTTGAACCCAACGACCAATTAACACGCAATGAGATTGCAGGTGTTATACAAACATTGTTAGTTGATTTAGTTGCTAAACGTGGTATCTATGACTACTTGGTAGTATGTGACGAAAGTAACAACACACCGGCTCGTATAGATAGAAATGAATTGTGGATTGATGTTGCAATTGAGCCTGTTAAGGCTGTTGAATTCATATATATCCCGGTTCGTGTTCTAAACACAGGTGAGATAGCAGGTACAGCGTAAAGTGATACCCCTTAGGGGGTATCAACATTAAAGATAAATAAGTATACAGGAGATAAAAAATGGCAACAGCCTCACAATCATTGTTCAACATGACCGTAGCTAGCGATAACGCTGGTGGTAACCAGGGCTTGTTGATGCCCAAATTGCAATACCGTTTCAGAGTTAACTTTCTGAATTTTGGTGTTGGTCAAACGATAGAATTAACTAAACAAGTTGTAGACGTAACTCGTCCGCAAGTTAGTTTTGGTGAAATTACAATACCGGTTTATAACTCAACAATATATCTTGCAGGTCGTCACGAATGGCAAGCATTGACAGTGAACGTTAGAGATGACGCACAGGGTCAAGTGTCTAAACTAATCGGACAACAATTGCAGAAACAATTAGACTTTGTTGAGCAAGCGAGTGCGGCAACTGGTCAAGACTACAAGTTCCAAACAAACATTGAAATATTAGATGGTGGCAATGGTACAGCAGCACCAATAGTACTAGAAACTTGGGAATGCTATGGTTGCTTCTTGCAACAAGCAAACTATAACAACTTAAATTACGGTACAAACGAAGTAGTTCAAATTGGTATGACAATTCGTTATGATAACGCAGTTCAGTCACCATTAAGCTCTGGAGTTGGTACAAATATTGGTCGTATACTAGGTGGTTCTATTGCTACTGGTATCGGATCCGGTCAAGCCTAATAATTAAATTATTACATGGCTGGGTTTTTTCAAAATCTCTTGACTGATACTGCCAAAGGTTTCTTTGGCAATGACTATGTAAGGGACTACACCCATGCTGCAAAAACTTTTAGAACTAACTCTTACCAGTACGCTCCTAAGTTTAAGTTTTTATTTCATGTATACTTTGAAATCAACCCTGCTGTATACGCTAGAGGTATATCGCAGGGTTCTAATTTTGGCTTAGCTGTAAAAACAATTGATCTACCAAAGTATAATATCACTACTGCTACATTAAATCAATATAACAGAAAACGATTGGTTCAAACAAAAATACAATATCAACCTATTAACATTGTATTTCATGATGACAATGGCAATTTAGTAAATGATATGTGGTATAATTATTATACATACTACTTCAAAGATGCCACTAAACCGACAATATCTTCTGCAGGAAGATCACCGCAAGGAACTAACACTGGTTCTGCTGATTATAATTCACGCAATTTATACAAACCTGATATATCAGGTGATGAAGATTGGGGATTTATAGGGGAGTCTAGTCAACAGTCCGGCACAACTAGTCAATCAAGTCAGGGTATAAGCAAGATTCCCTTTTTTAAAAACATTCAAATTTTTGGAATGAATCAGCATAACTTCATGCAGTATACATTAATTAATCCAGTAATTACTGCCTTTAATCATGATACCTATGATTATGCACAAGGAAATGGAACAATGTCAAATACCATGACCATTGACTATGAAACCGTGAAATATGCAGAAGGTGCATTGGATGGCAAATCTCCTAGTAATATAGTTACTGGATTTGGTTTAGATACTAATTATGACAAAACTCCTAGTCCTATTAATAGACTTGGTTCAAATAGTAGCATATTAGGTAAAGGTGGTTTAGTAGATGCAGCCGGCGGCGTTATTAGTGATTTATCTAATGGTAACATATTGAGTGCTGTTAGAACAGCAGGCACAGCATACAATACATTTAAAAATACAAGTTTAAAACAAGTTGCTGCTCAAGATTTGAACAAATTATTAGTAAACGCTACTCAACAGCAATTACCCGGAGCAGTTAGAAGTAATTCATATTATCCTGGTTATGGCACAAGTCCTAATAACATTGCAGGGGCACCTAATTTAGGATTAAGTAGCCCAGCGCAAATCAACTCAGCGGGCAATGGGATCGATATTAGTACTCCAAACGCCGGCAAACAAACAACTCCTGGCGGTTGAGTTTAATAGTATAAATACTCTACGGAGATTTATATGGCACAAGTTATCGATTCACGCTCAAGTACAGACCAAACAGTTAGAATTTTTGATGAATTTTATTCATTCAACTTGGTTGTTAATGTCAGTGAGTATGACATTGTATTTTCATACTTCAAAAGTATTTGTGACACGACACAAATAGCAGGTAACTTTACTGTATATTTGTTTAGAATATCACAAGAAACACAAATATCTGTATTAGAGTTATTAAATTATATTCAAGGTAAATCAAAACTTGAACTTAATACAGTCATTGCATATTATTTAAATAGCTTTAAAAGCAAAAGTTCACTTTATGGTTTTGGTACTGTTCCGCAACCCAACGAACCAGTTGCTAGAAACATAGTACAATAATGGCTAAGTACGCACAGGGGACATTTACCCCCAAGAATCCTCAAAAATATGTAGGTAAACACACACCTAGATATCGCAGTGGATGGGAACTTACATTTATGAATTTCTGTGATAACAACAACAGTGTGTTATATTGGGCCAGTGAAGCTATATCAGTTCCCTATCGCAATCCGTTTACGGGGCAAGCAAAGAATTATATACCCGACTTTTTTGTTGTTTATCAAAATAAGTACGGTAAACAAATAGCAGAAGTAGTAGAGATTAAACCAAAAAAACAAAGTCTTATTGAAAGCAAAGTTGCTAACGCTAAAGACAGAATGGTAGTAGCAATCAACCATGCCAAATGGGCAGCATGTTCTGCCTATTGCAAAAGCCAGGGCTATACTTTTCGCGTTTTGACGGAGGATGACCTTTTTAGAAACGGTTCACGAAAGTAACTAAATAATTTATGACAAAAAAATTGCAAGAATTATTCGAGTTGCCTCAGGACGAAACTAGAGGTTTGACTATTTCTATCCCTGAAAATGCAGAAGAAATAACAACTGATGCACTTAATACCTTAGAAAAGATAGAAAATGCTTTGCCACAAGTTCGTGGATTAGAGGCTGCCGATAATGAGATAGATGAATTAGCAAGTATGGCCACCAATAGTTACAAAGACTTGATGGATTTGGGTATGCAAGTGGATAGTCGTTTTGCAAGTGAGATATTCAATAGTGCTAGCAGTATGTTAGGACATGCTATTACTGCTAAGACAGCAAAGATTAACAAGAAACTAAAAATGCTTGATTTGCAATTAAAGAAAGCAAGTTTAGATCAAAAGGTTGCTTCTAAAACAGAAGAAATTGAAGCTACCCCCTTAGGTGAAGGTAAAAGTCTAGACCGTAATGAACTACTTAAGATGTTGTCTGCTAAAACAGACAATAAATGATAAATACAGAATACAGGAATAAGAAATGCGTAGCCTAAAACAATACATCGTAGAGAGTGTTCACACTTACAACTACACTATTAAAATTGCAGGGGATGTTGATAAGAACTTTATCGACTTATTTAAGTACAACTTAAAAAAGTTTGATCCAGTTAAAATTGGCGAGCCTACTAGTACACCTATACAAAAAGATCCATATGGATTTCCTAACTTGAGCAATCAAAGTGTTACTATCATTAAAGCAGAATTTCGCTATCCAGCGACTGAGCCAATGATTCAACAAATTGCACAATTACTAGGCTATCAAGTTGATATGGTTCGTGTTGTGAGTACTGACTTTGATGATAGCATTAATAGTGAAGCGACAGGTTATGCTAACGAAATGGATCACAATCCACTATTGTTACACCCTGAATTAGAAGAACAACCTGGTGCTAAAGAAGCAAATAAGAATTATAGCGATTCATACTTGAGTTCTATACAGAAACAAGCAAAAGATTCTAAGATTGATATACCTTATGATGCTAAGAAAACCCCTGATGCGTTTGACCCGTTCAAGCCATATTTGGATAATGATCCAAGAGGAATTAAAAGCCCAATGAGTACAATCAAACGCCCTGCAAAGCCTGCAACTGGCGCAAGTAAATAATTAAAAGGAACATATAATATGGATTTCAAAAGTTTATTATCACAACTAGACCAGTTGAACGAAGCTACAACAAAAACTAAAACTGGCATTAAGCACACTGCCGAGCCAGGTGGTTACGGTCGTAAAGACGATGAAGATGAAGAAGGCAAGAAAGTCAAGTCTGATGTTAAAAAGGGTCGTGGTCGTCCAAAGAAAGATGCTGATTCTTCAACCGGCGAAGAAAAGAAATATGACTTTAGCGCATTCGGTGTTAAGGCAGGTAAAGATGTTAAGTTGCCCAAATACGACAAGAAGAAAACTACAACTGTTAAAGGTAAATCACAAAGCCATGCTTCTAATAAAGTAGATGATGACACTGATGTTGAGGAATCAAGCAGTAAGAAAAAGGGCCTAAAAGAATATTTTGATTCATTAGACAAAGCACTTAACGAAGCTGAACAAATTCAAATTAAACCAGCAAGTCAAATGCCTAAAAAGCCAGGTCAAACCTCACAGCCTGGCCAGCAGCAACAAGCTCAAGGTCAAGCACCTCAGAATGCACAGAACACACAAGTTATTGCACAAGGTGACAAGACTTTGGGTACAGTTAATAACCCGCAATTAGCACAACAGATTAAACAAAGTATTGGCAAGGGTGAAATGACTTTGAATCCTGACCAAGAAATGGCAGAAGGACAGTACGATATAGATATGTCTATGAATCCTATTGACTTGTCAAAGAATCCTTCGTTCAATGAAATAATTAACCGTTATACTCAATTGTTCTATCAAGGACATGAAGGTAGTTATGATGACAAAGAATCTGCTGAAAGTGATGCAATTGAGCAATATGTAGCCAAAAGATTTGGACAAAAAGGCAGTGAGCATTTGATGCGAGCCGCCCATGCAAGCTATGGCGGCCGTGATGATGGCAGGGGTTCCGGAGCCTATAGGTCTAGTAATTTAGGTGGTGCTAATAAACCAGTCGGCGATTTCCGTACCACTAAAGCAGGTGTAATGCACAAACAAGATGCTAAGAGCATGAAAGACCGAGTTGCTGATAGACTAGGTCGTCATCCTGAACCAAATCTACCAGAAGGTGATATTGGTAAGCACAACAATGCTACTACTGGCTTTGATGCATTAGTTAAGAAGTTAACACCTAAGTATGGTGTAGAGGCGGCAAAGCGTATTGCTGGCGCACAAATGAAGAAAATAAAAGAGGCAGATCAGCCTACACATGATGGTGACATGGGTGCTGGTTTAGGCGCTGGACGCAATCAAGGTATGTTAGAAGGCAAAAAGCCTGACTTCTTAGACCTTGACAAAGACGGTAACAAAAAAGAACCAATGAAGAAAGCCGCCCAAGATAAAAAGAAAGTTAAAGAAGGTATGGAACATAGATTAAAAGCTGCCCGTCATACAGGTAAAGCACATGCTTTAGGTAAGCAAGGCTATAATTGCTCATATGATGACATGGAAGAATCAAAGCACTATCACGAAGGCTATAAAGAAGGTCTTGATGAATGCTATGGTCAAATGCCAATTCAAGGTTATGTAGGTGAAACAAATCCTCCAGCAACAGTTCCTGGTATGGCAAATCAAGCTATGCGTGAGCCTGCTATGGAAGATGATATGTATGAAATGGATAAGACTGCATACATGAAGCAACAAGCAATGAAGACTCCGGGCGATACGTTTAAAGCATTTGGTCAAACTTTCAAAGATAAAGAAGTATTAGAAAGTCCATTTGCTTTTGAAGCATTAGAACAACAATTGAATGCTTTGTTGGAATCCAAAGAAGATGTTGCAGAAGGCATGACTGTTTCTATTAGTAAAGGAAACCAAGGCTCTCCCGATTCAGTAAGTGTTTCAGCACAGGATTCTGAAGCAGAACAATTATTGGGTTTAATCAAATCGGCAGGTTTAGGCTTGTTTGGTGGTGAAGAAACAAACGGGTACGGTGCTCCACAAGGTGATGCTCCACAACACGGTGGTTTAGATGTTGTCGGTGACCATGATGGTATGATGGCATTGATTAAGAAAGTTACAGGTGGCGAATCTGGTAACGGCGACTACGCTGACGAAGAAGGTAGTGAAGAAAGCCATGATCATGTCCATGAAGAAAGTTGCAACGAATGTGGTATGGCATATGAATCGTGCGGTTGCGATGATAAAGAAATGGTTGATGAGGTAGAATCAGAAGACCAAATGACTTATCAAATGGCTGAAGATAATCCACCTGATAGTGGTGAGGCAGAAGAAGCAACTGAAATTGCCGATACAGCACAAGCCAATGCAGCAGGCGCCGCATATAACCCAAGCGATGACATTGATGAAGGTGAGGGTGGCTCGGAAGCTAGTGAAGAACCAGTAGAGCCAATGGTATCTGAAGAAGATGAAGAAGAAAAGTTTAATCCATTAAAGCATGTTAAAAATCCTACTCAGGGTGAAAAAGATGCTGCCAAAGATGTTAAGCGTGGTAGCTATGCCGATCGTGCTGCATTATTAAAATCAGCAGAAAATGATGGTCGTTTGAAAGAGGGAGCCAAACTTGATGAATGGGCCAACAATGCAGGACAAAAAGGTACAGATACATCATTTGAAACTGATATTGATTTTATGATGAATGTTATCAGTGGTGGTTTGAACAAGCGCAAGTCAACTGGCCAAACAACTATCCCTGTTATTGCAAGCCAATTAGGTAGACAAGTTGCTCGTAAAACAACTGACATCAACGAATCAGTAGATTCTACAGATGCAGTAGCACAGTGGAAAAAATTAGCCGGACTTAAGTAATTAAATCTGCTTAAAAAATGCCCGGCAACGGGTATTTTTTTTGGTCATTCGTTTTATCAACAACGATAAATAGTAGATAAGGTATAACATATATGAGTCAGCAAAATATAGATTTCGGCACATTTCCTGATGATCCATCAGCGGATGCAATAAGAACGGCATTCCAAAAAGTACAAAATAATTTTAATGAAGTTTATGCCGGTCTTACTAATTCCTCGGTTAATTCAATAAATAGATCACCTGGTGCGGGCATTACAGTTAACAGCCCAAGTGGAAATGTTGTAGTTACCGCTAATATATCGAGTGTTACTGTATCATCACCTAATTTAACATTTGGAACTAGTTTGTCTGTATTGTCTAGTTCTGCTGTATATACCTCAGCCACTCAAACATTGTACGTTGTCGTACCTAATACTTTTTCTATAGGTAATATGGTATTATCAGGCAACGCAAATATTAGTGGTAATCTATCCATTGCTGGAAATGCAAGTTTAGGAAATGTAGCATCTGCTAACTATTTTGTAGGGTCAGGAAATAATTTAAGTAACATACAAGGTGCTAACATATCGGGTACTGTAGCATTATCTACTACTGCTGGAACTGTAACAACTAATGCACAACCAAACATCACTAGTATTGGTACATTGATTTCCTTATCAGTAAGTGGTAATGCTAACATAGGCAACATAGGTACTGCTGGTTTAATTACTGCTACAGGTGATGTTAGTGGTGCAAATATAATATCAACTGGATATCAGATACGTTCAGTTGATACTGCTATTTCAGCAGCAGGCACTGTTCAATCTGATGCAACTGGATTGACAAAAGAATTTAACATAGTATCTACTGTATCAACTGGTTCAGGCGTTGTGTTACCATTGGCAATTGCAGGTATGTCAATTACTATCACTAATACAGATGCTAATGCATTATTAGTATATCCAGCATCAGGCGCCCAGATTAACAGTTTAGGTACTGACGCAAGTTTCTCACAGGGAACTGCAACAATTCAATTTATTGCTCCTACCACAACTCAATGGTATACAGTGGGTGCAGCATAAGCTTAATAAGGAAATAAACATGATAACATTACAATTATTACAGGCAATGTGTCCTAAAACAAGACAGAACATACTAGAAGGTTTTGTAGAACCATTAAACACAGTGGCAGAATATTATGAGATGTTTGATAATCCAAAAAGAGTAGCTGGTTTTTTAGCACAAATCGCACATGAAAGTGGCGGGTTCAACGCAGTAATTGAAAACTTAAATTATTCTGCAAAGGGTTTAATGGGAACATTTAAAAAATATTTTCCAACAGAAGAACTAGCAAAGCAATATGAACGCAAGCCAGAAATGATTGCTAATCGTGTTTATGCAAATCGTATGAAAAACGGCGATGAAAACTCGGGTGACGGCTTTAGATTTAGAGGACGTGGTTTAATTCAGTTGACAGGTCGTGATAACTATACTCGTTTTGCTGAAGCACTAGATATGAGTATTGAAGATACTGTTAGATATTTAGAAACACCAAACGGTGCTGTGGCAAGTGCAGGTTGGTTTTGGGACAACAATAAATTAAATCAGTATTGTGATAAAGATGATTTTGTAACATTGACAAAAAGAATTAATGGCGGAACCATTGGTCTAGCAGACAGAGAACACCATTATCACATTGCACTAGAACATTTGGGTCATTAATATGGCACAGCCAATTTGGAATACCCCTGCAGGTTCGATAGGTAGTTACCCTGCATTAGTATCAGCATTGTTTCAATTAAGTGCAAGTGCAGTGGCCCCGGCAAGTTCTGTTACCTATGCACTGATTAGCGGGGTATTGCCGGACGGTTTATCAATTACATTAAATGGAATAATATCAGGTACCCCGGCAATTGTCACATCAAATGTAATATCAACATTTACTATTCGCGCCACTGATAATTTAGGTAATTTAAGAGACAGAACATTTAGTATGACCATTACAGGTACTGCTATACCACAATTTCTAACACCTAATGGTAGTATTTTAACTACTCAGGACAGTATATGGATAGAGGCACCTATTGCATATAGCAATCCAAAATCAGATAATCCAATACTTATTCAAGTTAGAGAAGGCGCATTGCCCCCGGGTTTAGAAATTGATTTATTAGGAACTATAAGAGGATATCCAAATCCACCTATATCTACTATTACTCAACCTTCAATAACTGCAACGGCATCGGAAACATTAAATGATAATAATACAATTATTGTATCATCTACTGCGGGATTTAGTGTTGGCAGACCAGTTGTTTTTACTGGAACAACATTCGGCGGTGTTAACACCGGCATAACATACTATGTTAAATCTATTTTAAATAGTACTACTTTTACGATAACCGCAACACAAAACGGACCTCAATATATATTGAATACGGGATCGGGATTAATGATAGTTACATTACCACCGGTGTCTGTTGGAAATCCCATTAATAGAACTTACACTTTCACATTAGAATTATCTAGCCCACTAGGTAATGATTTGGGTAATTTTTCAATTACGGTTGTAAATCAAAATTTACCCGTAAATCAGGGAGGTCCCGGTCAACCCTATAATAGTAGAATACCTGTTATTTATAATACCAGACCACCTACATTTATTATAAATGATGATGACCCGTACTATGGATATTATATATTACCACCAGTCTCGCCTACTCAATTTGCAAATCTGGGAAATTTTCAAAGTAATGAATATTTTGCATTTAAAATGATAGGTCATGATTTTGACGGAAATCCTATCAAATATATATATGCTGATTTACCTGCAGGACTAACAGGTGATGTCAATACGGGGTGGATTACAGGTATACCAGTACTAGCATCAACCGGAATTAGTAATTATAATTTTAGTGTGGGTGTTTACAAGTCTGACGCACCGCAATATGCTAGTCCTTTTTATAATTTTAATTTCTCATTACAAAAGAACATTACAGGAAATATTAACTGGATTACTGATAGTGATCTAGATCAATTATTTAATGGCACTATCAGCACACTTTTTGTAAGAGCAACTAGTGATGTTAGTCTAAATTATAGATTGACATCGGGTTCATTGCCACCTAATTTATCATTAGCAAGTAACGGTGAAATAATTGGCAGGGTAGCAGATCAGCCCACAGATACTTATTTGGAACAAGGTTCTGTTTCAAGTTACACGTTTACTGTACAAGCATATTCAACTATCTACCCTAGCGTTTTCTCTAGCAAAACATTTACAGTTAGTGTATTACAAGAATTTACTCAACCCACAGACACCTTGTACATTAAAGCTGCTCCTCCTATCAATGATCGAATAATTTTACGAGAGTTGTTGACCAACGAAACAATTATTCCCAATGATCTATTATACAGACCGAACGATCAGTATTTCGGTAAATCAACAAGTATCATATACGAACATGCTTATGGTATATATGCAAGTGATATACAAGAGTACTTACAATCAGTGACAAGAAATCATTATTGGAGAAATATTACCTTAGGTGAAATTAAAACTGCGGTTGCTAGAAACAGTGCAGGTGACATTATTTATGAAGTAGTATATAGTGATGTAATTGATAATTTAGTTAACCCCCAAGGTGTTAGCATTGATAGTCAAATAAGATGGCCCCGAGCAATTGATTTAGGATTGGGCCCATGGTATACAAGTAGCACTAATATTTTTACCAGTTGGGAAGAATTATTGGGTCAACAATATTATACCAGTTTAACTCCTGGGTATGCACAAATACTATATCCAAACAGTTTATACAATATGCGTAACCGTGTAGCACAAGTTGTTGGACAAGAATATGATAGTAGATTGTTACCATTATGGATGACTAGTCAACAAATTAATGGAAGTACTCTGGGTTATACTCCTGCTTGGGTAATTTGTTATACCAAACCCGGATATGCAAAAACAATTAAGACCAACATCGAAACAATGTGGAAAGACGCTACAGGAACTGCATACACATTAAACTTAATTAACTTTAAAATTGATAGATTTAGTGTAGATAAGTCTGTTACATATGACTATGATAATCATACTGTTCCGGCATCTTGGACAGGATTACCTAGTGCAACTCCTGCCCCGGATCCGTTAGACAGTAAAGACTTTTATGTGTTATTCCCACGTCAGACAATTTTGCCGGATCAAACACAATACTAAATACTAGACGGAACAAATAATTATGACAAGTGCAATCAATACAAACGGAATCAATGTAAACTACCCAGTGCCGGGTATTAATAATAGTTCACAGGGTTTTAGAGATAATTTCTCTGTTATCAAAACTGATTTGAATACTGCAGCCACTGAGATTACAGACCTTCAAAACAATGTTGTTTTAAAACAGGCATTATCTGGAACTACCTTAAATAATGACATGGCTAATACATTAATTAGCAATGCTGCAACCAGAGGATTTAGACATTCTACTTTTAATTTAGGTAATGCTATATCTGGCACTCTTGTCATTAACGCAAGTTTGGGTGATGTGCAAACCGGAACAATTAACGGCAACACTACTATTCAATTTACAGGATGGGCACCGAGCGGAACTCAAAGTAATGTCGAAGTACAATTAAATATATCTAATAATTTAGCAGTAATTTCTTTACCAACTCAAGTTACTATTAACGGCACATCGGGAATAGAAACAATTGAAAACTATGCTAATTCAAATGGCGCCCCTACACTAAGTATACCATATGGTGTTAATCGTTTAGACTATCGCTTTAGTTCATTAGATTGCGGCGAATCAATTACAATAGAACCATACAATCAACCAAGACAAAGTACACAAATTCAACAACGCATTCCTAGTCCAATTGGTGAGCAAGGTGATGTTGTGGGAACAATATGCGTAGATACTGCTACCTCATTGGCATTTGCTACATGCACTGCCACTGAAGGTACATATGAAATAATTACATGTGATAGCACAGCAGGATTCTACTTAGATATGCCTGTTCAATTTACTGGTGTTGTATTTGGGGGCGTAACTGCGGGCACAACATATTATATACGTTCTATTCCTAGTATAACTACATTCACTATTTCAGCAACGCCGGGTACTACTGCGGGTCCTGCGGCCTTAGTTAATTTATCAACTGCTAGTGGTTCAATGGTAGTATCGCCGGTACATTATATGTATGTTGCATCGGGCTCTTATGATGCAACAGTTATACCAAAAACAGCATCAAATACTTCTATAGTAACTACAACGGTTACAGGTACAAATACCAATGCTACGGGTAATTTAATTACTGTTTCGAGTACTGCTAATTTTGTAGTAGGATATCCAGTTGCATTTTCTGGTACTATCAGTAATGTATATGCCACTGCTACATATGGTACAGGTAATGTAATTACGGTATCTAGTACTGCAGGAATGTTAACGGGTGGTCGAATTGCATTTACTGGAAATGTATTTGGTGGTCTATCACCAACAACATATTATATAAAAAACATTTATTCGGGTAATTCTAATATCACAGTTAGTACTACTTTTAATGGTAGCAATCTTGCATTAACCGCAGGTACCACATCTGGAAATTGTGTTGCTAGTTATAATGGTATTATGGGTAATTTAACTACCACTGATTATTTTGTACAAAGTATTGCTAACGCAACAACATTTTCAGTATCCACAACTCAAGGTGGGGCACCGGTAGCATTGTTGACTGAAAATGGAAGTATGAATGTAACAACCGTAACTGACTATACAGTTACATTGAATAGTACTAGCAATATTGCAAATAACGATCCTATTGTATTCTCTGGTAACGTATTTGGTGGTGTAACATCCGATAAAATATATTATATTGCTAATATTGCCAATGGAACTACATTATCAATTTCTGAAACAAGAGCAAATGGAATTGCCGGCCAAAAGATGTCATTAATAACTGCAAATGGAAATATGGTTGTATCTGTATATGAAGGTACAAGCATATGGAAAAGAACACAACTTAATAACTGGTAATAAATATTTGGATGCAACATCCATTTATCAATGATCTATCGGGCAAGTCTATGGAAGACTTGTCCAACTCTATCTCAGAGTTAACTAAAAAGTTAACCTTTGCATACCGTACGCAAAACGGTCCCATGATACATCAAATACAAATGGTACTAGAAAGCTACCGTACTGAATATAACAAGCAAATGGATGAGATGTTTAAAAAGCAAAACATCAAAACAAATGTTAGTGTTGAAAAAGAAGGTGAAATCAAGTCCAAATAACTTGATTTATCCTATCAGATAGTGTATCATTACACAATGCGAACTGATATTTACGGTCAACAAATCTACAATGAAATGGAATTATGTCTGCTTTATTTGCAGGATCCTAATCGTACCATTAAACGTGCATTAGTAGAAAATGAAATTAAGTTTGACGAAGTATTACAATTAGAAAACGCACCCGAACTTATTCAATATAATAAGTTGGACATGACAGTAGAACAGTTTGACAATCAAATGCAGTCAAATTGGTTAATGCCCGAACAATATAAAACAATGGACATTGCTCAATATATATTGAATCAGTGTCGGGGAGAAGCAGAACTACAACGAGCAGGTGAAGAACTATTGTTGTTTCAAGAGCGTGATATGTTTGTATTATTACGCTATCTAAAGTATCTTGTTGACATTATGCGTGAAAACAATATTGTATGGGGAGTGGGTAGAGGTTCAAGCGTAGCAAGTTTTGTATTGTTTTTACTCGGTATTCACCGTATAAATAGTTTATATTACCAATTAGATATTGGTGAGTTTTTAAAATAAGGAAAATATTATGAAAAGTTACAGATCAGCAATGGGAAAGAATGTAGATATGGGTGCTCTACTGGCTAAGAATGAGAACACTAGAGCAGTTGGCAATATGAAAGTAAATGCGCGTGGCGACACAATTGATTCGCAAGGTAGAATTATTAAACCAGTAACTGCAAAAGTAAACAAAGCATATTCTAATACAGTTGGTAATAAATCGGCAAATGCAGTAAGAGAAAAACCTTCTACAACTAGACCAGCTACAGTTGCACCAATTAAACCCGAAATCAAAGAAGAACTTACACCAATCGAATTAGAATTAGAATCTTCATTTGAAGATGATTTAGAAATTGAAAAGATCAAAGCAGAGGAATTGAAAAATAAATGACAGATTTAAGCATGTACACTAAGCCAGCCTTTAGTCCAACCAAAGTTGACAAACTAACATTTTTTCATGATCATATTATTGTATCTGATATGAAGTTTGAACAACGAATTACTAAAGGTGGTATCATCTTACTGGATGATGATAAAAAATCTGAAGGGATCCGTCCTCGTTGGGCAAAGATTTATGGATTAGGTCCTGATGTAAAAGACACGGAACTACAAATAGGCAAGTATATTCTCATTAGTCATGGACGTTGGACTCGTGGAATTACAGTTGAAACACCAGAGGGCGAAGTGACCCTACGCAAGGTTGACCCGAACGATATTTTATTAATTAGTGATACACCAATGGAAGACGAGACCATGTCGGATAAAGTTTACTGAAATTGATAAATAGAAGTGAGGATCACGATGCGTCAACATCTACCCTCTCTAATGCTAAAGTTTTACAAAAGGAGCACCAGCATGACTATTTATTCTAGATATAATCCTCCAGCAGGATTCTATGTATACGCATATCTGAGGGAAGACGGAACCCCGTATTATATAGGTAAAGGCAAAGATGGCCGAGCATGGTCTTCACAGCATAGAATTCATCTCCCAAAAAATAAAGCCAATATAATCATAGTTGAATCGTCACTAACGGAGACAGGTGCGTTCGCTATTGAAAGACGGTTGATTGTCTGGTATGGTAGAAAAGATAAAAACACCGGCATACTTAGAAATGAAACCGACGGGGGTGAGGGACCTAGTGGTGTAATTGGTTATAAACGAACTGAGGAAATGAATCGCAGGAATAGTGAGCGTCAACTGGGAGTCAAGAAACCGGCAATAAGTAAGGCTCTATCAGGAAGAACTCAAAGTGAAGAATCAAATAAAAAGAGAAGCATGAAACTTACTGGTATAGCTAGAAAACCATTTACTACCGAACACTTATCAAAAATGAGTGACTGGCAAAAGGGTATCTCTAAAGGACCATATCCAACGACAACATGCCCGCATTGTAACAAAATTGGTGCCGTCCGACAGCTAAAAACATACCATTTTGATAATTGTAAACATAAAGATACTTCACCGAATTACATGACAACAGAATCAATATTTAGTAAAATAAGCTAAATCTTAAGGAAGAAAAATAATGAAATGGTTTTTTAAATGGCTATCATCAAAGATTGATGAAACCAAGTATACAGACGAGGATGCACCTGAAACTGTAGGTTCTTTGAGTAGTAACAGAGCTACTAGTAAAGTTCGTAGGGGAATTGCAACAGTCAGAGAAAGTGATGATTTTGCAAGCGAGCCAATACAATTTAAAATGTATAAAGCATCAGGTGGTTGGGCAGTTGAGTTTAGACGATACGACCATAGAAATGATAGAGTGGATACATCATTATATGTTGTGAATGACGAAGAAGAACTCGGTAATCATATTTCTAAAATTATTACTATGGAAGCATTAAAGCGATGAACAGTCAATTGTGGGTAGAAAAGTACCGCCCTACATCAATTAATGAGTATGTATTTACCGATTCTAGGGTCAAACAACAAGCAGAACAATGGATAAAAGATGGTATTATCCCTCATCTGTTGTTCAGTGGAGATCCTGGCACAGGCAAAACAACTCTTGCTAAAGTGTTAATCAAGGAACTTGGTGTAGAAGATTATGATGTAATGGTAATCAACGCAAGTCGTGAGCGACAAATTGAATTGGTTCGTGACAAGTTGCTATCATTTGCACAAACGATGCCTTTTGGTAAGTTTAAAGTCGTGTTACTAGATGAAGCAGATTCATTGCCTCACTTGACACAGGCTGCACTGCGTACTGATATGGAAACATATTCAGATACTGTTAGATTTATTCTTACTTGTAACTATCCTGACAAGATTATTCCAGCATTGCGTGAGAGTCGTTGCCACAAGATTCATATTAGTAAACCAGATCATACTGATTTTACCGCACGAGCAGCCACAGTTTTGCTAACTGAAGGTATTGAATTTGATTTAGATGTATTAGATAACTATGTTCGTGCTTGTTATCCAGACTTGCGTAAAGTATTGAATCAATTGCAAGTGAATTGCATCGATGGCAAACTTCAAACTGCTACAACAGGAGGCACGGATGAGAACGAACTATTAGTTGAGGCAGTTCAATTGTTCAAACAAGGTAAAGTACTTGACGGTCGTCAGCAATTGATGCAGTACATTTCACTGTATCCTTCACACGTTGAAGACTGTTATAAATGGATGTATCAAAATTTGGATCTGTGGGGTAAGGATCAAGAAAAGAAAGACGCAAGTATCGTTATCATTCGTAACGGTCTAGCAAATCTGCCATTAGTTGGTATCCCCGAAATCTCTCTAGCAGCAAGCTTGGCAGAATTATGTAGCCTTTAAGCGCGATATTATGTGAGTTGGCATAAATAGTAATAAGGAGACTTATTATATGCAACTATGTCATAGGGGATGCGGGTTAGAAGCTACATTTATTAATTATATCGGTGAGCCATGTTGTGCTCCCAGAGCACCGTCTTGTCCTGTTGTTAAAAAGAAAATAGGAGAAAAAAGCGGCGCAGCCCGAAAAGGGCAACCACTATCTGATGCTCGTCGCGCCCAACTTCGGGTTGCACTAATAGGCAGAGAATGCAAAGAAGAAACTAGAGAAAAAATAAAACAGTCAAATATTGAACATTGGACTGAAAACGAGAGAACGCCTTGGAACAAAGGAAAGACCGGTGTTCAGGTGCCATGGAATAAAGGCAAAGGCGGATATGCAGGAACTCCTAGACGAAAAATTTCAGAACAGGATTACAAGGATTATCAGAAATATAAAAGAGCAGTATATTCAGCCTCAAGAAAAACATATAATCAAAATATAACTTTATTAAATCCCAATGGGTTATTATTAGGACGCGCCGGAATACCTGGCGCATTTCAGATAGATCATAAAGTTCCAGTATCATTGGGATATCAATTAAAAATTCCGGTGACAGTTATGTCTATAGTAGAAAATTTACAGTTAATGTCTTGGAAAGACAAACTAAACAAGTCTAATAAACATCTAGCAAATGAAGAAATATTAAACACATTACTAGAGAGAACTAAATAAACACATAAAATATCTGTTAATCACATTCATGTGAAAGATAGACAGGCAAATATTCACAACTTAAAGGAAACAAAATGATTAAAAATATATTAATAGGATTATTGATTAGTATTACATTAGTAGGTAGTGCTATGGCAGAAGATGCACCAACAACATTATCAAATTCAGGAACTATAAGCCCTTATAAGGCCGAACGTGGTGGAATATTTCTGGCACCAGATTTACTTCTTGTAATTCCCGGGAACACTAAACTTGATATAAGTACACAGCCTTGGGTAGATTCTTCAAACAATACTATTGATATTTCAAAGATGCCATATGTTAGTGGTACCAAATATGCCAAAGATTATGCAAAAGAAGGAAGTGTATTCACTGTAAAAGTTGATAAAAAGTATCGATACTTTAACGGTAACGGATTACCATCAACAGTAATGGGAGAGTATCCTGTACAACAAGGAACTGAAGCATACAAGTATTATAGTGTTGCGCCCGGTGGACATGATTTTAGAACAGGCATTCCTGGCTCAGACTATTCAAGTGCCGCGGCAATTGGCATTAGTCCTTATAGACTAGTTGTTCAACTACCAAAACATCCAAAGCCTAGTGTTACTCCAAATCCAATTGCTTCATTACCAATTGGTGTAACATTAACCGGTACTGTGTGGCATTTTGAACTAGCAAACGCCAGTGGTACTGCATGGTACAATCCAACTTCATTATTGCCAATTGACCAATGCTGGGGGCATCCTTATGCTCAACAATATCACTTACATGGTTATTCATGGAAGTGTTTCCCTAATCAAGGGACAGAAGGACATTCACCACTATTCGGGTATGCATTTGATGGATTTGGCATCTATGGCCCACGAGGTGATGATGGCAAAATGGTTACCAACGAACAACTAGATGAATGTCATGGACATACTCATAAAGTACTATGGGACGGTAAAATGAAAAACATCTATCATTATCATTTGAACAATGAATATCCATATAGTGTTGGTTGTTTTAAAGGCAAAGTTAACTATGCTGAAGCATTGGGATCACCCGATATGAAGGCACATGGACGCATGGTTCATGGTACACCCGGACATAAACATACAGAAGATGCAAAACTCCCGGATATTATGATTATTCCAAGAAAACCATTTCAATGAGATATCTCTTAATTACGTTTATGAGAAAGCCCGGTGGACAAATTGATGAAATGGTTGCGGTAAGTAAAAAAGTCAAAACATCTGACCTACAAACATGCAATGTTATCATTGATTATGCTGATAAAAAAGTATTGAAATGCGTCATTGAAGGAAAAGTAGTAGATACTGATTTTGAACGCATGGATGCATACTATAAACAAGTATATCCTAATTTAATTTCACAATTAGAAAAAGAAGCAACTATTACACAAAATGAAAAAGGGGCCTAAGCCCCTTTTTTATGAGTACATCTTGAGGATGTGTTCGATAATTTTGTGACGTTGTATGTCACGCATATCAAACTTGCAAGACGCTAAACCTGGAATCACCCCCTTTCCACTCTCTAGCTTTGTTAAAAGGTCTAGGAGGCCATTCTCAGGCGTGCGTCTATCTGTTTGTTCTACATCACCAGTGATGACAATCTTACTACCGATACCGATACGTGTCATAATCATTTTTAACTGGCTAGGAGTTGCATTTTGAGCTTCATCAAGCACAATCCAACTGTTTTTAAAATTGCGACCTCTACAGAACGCTAGTGGAGCTATCTCTACTACTTGTTCTTCTAGCATGTCGGCAATTTCTTTAGTTGAGTAATACTCACGTAATACGTCTAATAATGGTCTAGTCCATGGTTCCATCTTTTGATTGATGTCGCCTGGCAAGAATCCATGCTTTTCATCATCGACCCCAACTGCGGGTCTAGTTAAGATAATCCTGTCGCACTCACCGTTTCGCATTGCTTTGATAGCGGCTTGCATAGCTAAGTAAGTTTTACCCGTACCTGCTGGTCCCGAAACCACTACTATATCTGTGTTTTCGTCAAGGAGTTCAATAATGTATTTTTCTTGATTTATGGATTTGGGGATGAGGTTTACGGGTTTACGTACTTTTGGTTTTTGCGTTGCTTGAGTAAAATCTATTGTTTTTGATTCTTTTGTATAATATGTATTACCTTCTTTTTTACTATGTGAAAAACGTGTGTCTGTAGTTCGTAATGCGCTGGTTTTTCTTTTGCTCAAGTTAATTCTCCTTTGTAGAGCGGCGAGTTCTCATAACACTCATCTTTATTTAAGGTCAGTCTTTAATCATAAAGTAGCATACTTTTAACGCAAAAATAAATGATAAATATTAGGCTAATCTCAAAACATTTTCAAAAGTTGTATTCATTCAATAAAAGATAAATACTACTATGATTAAAACCGCCGACAAATTCTTTGACGATGTTGATTATGTCAGCATTATTGACACTGTAAAGGGAATATTTACTAGTGATGGATCTATGGCCGTTCTGTTAGATTACGAACGAGTCTTAGATGAGGCAGACCTGTACGCATTCCGTAATTGGGAGTTAGGTGAACTAGTTCAAGGACCTGTTGTAAAACGCTACAGTGTAGGTTGCATGTTCATGTGGCCGTATAAACTAATGCCCGACCCAAGAGCCGCCAAACGCTTGATACATTTAGGTTGCACAATCAAATGGAAAAAGACTAAGATTCGTGTTCCTGTTGAAGTTGATGATTATGACGATTTTCAACCTGGATCTAAATATCCAAAGATGAAAGAAAAACCTATTTGGTTAGTATACATTGAAATGCCTAAAGAAATCATGGATGATATTCGTGAAGGTTCTATTGACTTGGCAGGACAAAATATTGATTTGAATGATTTAGATGATGCTTATGATGACGATATGGATTCAGAAGATAGCGATGGTACTGAAGATGGTGGTCAGAATGAGCAACAAGAACCAGGCATGGCCGGCAATATTGGCGGCATGGATCAACAACCGGCGATGTAATTATGAGTAAAATACTTAACGAAGGCCTAGACTATCACGACCTAGAAGGTATTGTTATTCCTAGACTAACAATAGATGAATATGCTGCACAGATGGGCAAAGACAGTGAAATTGTCACATTGGCTTTTATTGTAAAAAATAAACAAGCAGGCAAAGATTTGAGTGACTGGTTTGAACGTGGATATGACTTTGTGTTAGACGCGCAAGTTAGTGATGGCGAATTAAGTTCAGGTAAATATCTAGTGTTTGTAGAAATGAATCGTAGAACTAGTGTTCCTGAAAGAATCGTTACATTGTTAGATGACTTAGAAACATTAACAGACATTCCATTAAAAGAATGGACGGTAGTAGTTGATGATGAAGAATATGAACCGGAAACAGGAGTGTTGGCACAAGTTATTACAATTTCACCCCATCAATATCGTGTGGAAGTCGAACCCGATGAAGAAGAATTAAATGAAATGCGTGAACGTGCCGGACTAGAAGTTAAAGCACTACATGCTGACAAACAAGATGCTGAAATAAAAGCATTTAAATCAATGGCAGGACTATAAAATATGGCAACAATATTACCAAAAAAAGCAAACGTTGTGCAACCAATGGCACTTGATGATGACCATCATGATGCATTGGCAGCAGACCCAACAATACAGGAATTTCCTCAAGGTAGTACATTCGGAGGCAGTAATGCATTCACCTCTTCACAAACTGGGCCTTCAGCATTTGGTTCACCGTCAGCAGGAGGTTTCGGGTCATCCGGTGGTTTTGGTTCATCAGCACCAGTATCAACTGGATTCGGAAGCACACAAAACATTAATCAATCAAACAGCAATCAACCAGTACTCACCGGTGCCGCACCAACAAATGCCGCCAGTGGCGCAGATGTATTAGTAGCGCATGACAAAGATTCCACTGACTGGATCAACAAAAAATGGCGTCCGGTTATGGGTTGGATCTATATGCTAACATGTACAATGGACTTTGTTGTATTCCCAATACTATGGTCATTGTTACAAGCAATGAGTAAAGGTAGTGTTACAATGCAATGGCAACCATTAACACTACAAGGTGCAGGTCTTTATCACATCGCTATGGGTGCAGTTCTTGGTATCGCTGCATATGGTAGAACAAAAGAAAAGATTGAGGGTAAGTCATAATTTGACAACTAACACATAAAGTGTTATAATCATCATATGAGCCATTATCAAACATTGGGGGTAGCCAAAACCGCTACTCCTGATGAAATTAAAAAAGCATATCGTAGATTAGCAAGTAAGCATCACCCTGATAAAGGTGGCGATACCGCTACATTCCAAAAAGTAGAAGAAGCATATCGTATTCTTTCTGACCCTCAACAACGCCAACAATATGATAATCCCATGCCTCAAGGTAATCCATTCAGTGGATTTCAAGGAGCTCCGGGGGGATTTAACTTTAATTTTAATGGACATAATATTAATGACATATTTGGGCAAATGTTTAACCAACATCACCAGCGTCATCCTAATCAACCGCATGCTTATAGAACAGCAATAAACGTTACTTTGGAACAAAGTTATACTGGTGGCACACAATCGTTAAAATTACAAACACCTAGTGGTACGCATGTAGTTAACATTGAAATACCCAAAAGCGTATCTGATGGTGGGCAGATGCGCTATGATAATCTTATACCAAATTCAAGTTTGATTGTAGAGTTTAGAGTAGCCCCTCATCTAAAGTTTGAACGCAGAGGCATGGATTTATTATGTAATCAGCAAGTATCAGTATTAGATTTAATTGTGGGTGACGAATTTGAATTCACAACTATCTCGGGTAAAACATTAATGGTACGTGTTCCACCTAAAACTCAACCCTTTATGCATCTTAAAATTGCAGGAGAAGGTATGCCCATTCCAAATTCTAGTATATTTGGAGACCAAATTATCTTGCTAAAACCCTTTATTCCTGATATAATTGATGACGATATAACTCAAAGCATTTTACGTTCCAAACACAAATAAATATTTTTACAAAAGGAAAACATGACAAATTCACCAGAAATCGAAAGCATCATTGAACAAGCCATTGTTTATGCTAAAGAGCGCAAACATCAATATTGCACAGTAGAACATTTACTACTTGCATTAGTAGCACATACCCCGTTCAAAAAATGCCTAGATAGTTTTGGAGCAGATTCTGATTTACTGATTCAAGAAGTAAGTTCATACCTAGATAGTTTACATGCAATTGAACTTAAAAATGTAGCGGCTGAAGATGTTCAACCACGCAAAACTAATAGCCTTGAACGAACAATGAATCGTTCAGTAACACAAGTATTGTTTACTGGTCGTAGACAAGTTACAACTATTGACTTGTATCTTTCTATTGCAAGTGAAGGTAACAGTCACGCACATTACTTTTTATTGAAGTACGGTGTCAACAAACAAGAATTTGTAAATCACTGGCAAAAAACTTATAAGGGTGCAGAGTTCACTACTAAGTTGAGTGATGGCCAAGCCGATGAAATTTTGGGAGAATATACAACTAATTTGAGCGACATGGCACGTCAAGGCAAACTTGAGCCATTGATCGGTCGTGCTAAAGAACTTGACGATATTGTTAATGTACTTGCTAAACGATTCAAAGCAAACGTATTGATGGTAGGTGATCCAGGTGTAGGTAAGACTGCTATTGCTGAAGGTCTTGCTAATATGATTGCCTTAGGTGACTGCCCCGAATTTATTCTTAACCATGATGTGTATTCACTTGAAGTAGGTGCATTGCTTGCTGGATCTAAGTATCGTGGTGACTTTGAAGAAAAGGTCAAAGCAGTATTAGAAGCACTCAACACTAAAAAGAAAGCAATCTTATTCATTGACGAAGCACACACCATGAGCGGCGCCGGCAACGGCAACGGTGGTAGCGTTGACTTTGCTAACATGATTAAGCCTGCGATTACTAAAGGTACATTAAAAGTTATCGCTAGTACCACGTGGGAAGAGTACTACGAATCCTTTGAGAAGGATCGTGCATTGATGCGTAGATTCTATCGTGTATCAGTTGATGAACCTAATAAAGAAACTACAATTCGTATTCTGACTGGATTGAGTCAACGTTTGAGCGACTTCCACAATGTAGTGATTAATGAGGAAGCTATTACAACCGCAGTTGAAAGTGCTGACCGTTATATTCACGACCGCAAGAACCCGGATAAGTCAATTGACTTACTTGATGCGGCTTGTGCTAAACAACGAGTTGCAGATAATAAAGGTGGTGTCATTACTAAAGACTTGATTTTTGACCAAGTTGAACGATTTACAGGAGTCCCCGCTGATAAACTCAACGGAGACAACATGGATCGTATTCAAACACTTGAAGTCAATGTCAAGGGTAAGTTGTACGGACAGGATGAGACAGTTGATAAAGTACTTGAACGCATCTATGTTTCTTTTGCTGGTATTGGTAGTGAATCTAAACCTACAGCAAGTTTCTTGTTCTTGGGGCCAACAGGTACAGGTAAAACAGAATTGGCTAAGTTGTTGAGTAAGAACCTTGACATGCCATTGCTCAAGTATGATATGAGTGAATACAGTGAGAAACACTCTGTGTCAAGCTTGATCGGTCCGCCCCCTGGTTATGTTGGATTCGGTGATAGTCAAGTGAGTGGTGGTAGATTGATTAATGATTTGAGTAAAAACCCGCACAGTATTTTGTTATTTGATGAAGTTGAGAAAGCTCATCCTGATATCTTTAACATTTTCTTGCAGATGTTAGATGAAGGTCGTATCACTGGCTCTAATGGTAAAGAAGTTAACTGTAAGAACTGTGTTATTATCTTAACAAGTAATTTGGGCAGTAGTGATAGTGAACGTAATAACATTGGTTTTGGTAGTCAAGAAAAAACAGGTGAAGATGATAAAGCATTGAAAGAATTCTTCAAACCGGAGTTTAGAAATCGTTTAGATTTGGTATGTAAATTTAATAAACTGGATATGCTTGCAATTAAAAAGATCGTTGTCAAGTTTGTTGAACAATTAAAAGACTCATTGTTGGACAAACACAATATAACGTTGAATTTAAGTGAGCCGGTCGTTGAATATTTGGCAGAACAGGGATATGATAAAAAGATGGGTGCTAGACCATTGGCACGTAAAATTGATGAATTAATTCGTGTTCCCCTTAGTAAGAAAATCTTATTTGAACGAATTAAAAACTCAACTATTACAGCAGTGATGGACAATGACGGTATTGAATATACAGTTGCTCAAAAAGCAACAGCAAAAGTAGGCGAAAATGGGATTATTGAAATCAGTTGAGAATATCCCCGGTATTGATTTTTATGATTATCGGGATCAACATTATTATAACAAATACGAATACCGAGCTAGATTCTATCTAGTAGGTGTCAGATATACTTGGTTCATTAAGGATGATATCCAAGAATTAATTGATAGACTAGATGCACCTATAATAGGCTATCGATTGACATCTGAACGAGATGTAGTGCGAGAAAACTTACCAATCTTAGAATCATTTTTGAAATGGAGAAATGAGATTAAGAAAAAGAAAAACTCAACAATTAGAATCGAGCATAATACTGTTGCAGTGTTTAGTAATGACCTACAGTTATTAAAAGATATTGAAACTAGTATTCCCGGACTTGAAATCGATTATACACAAGCACAGATATCTAATTATATTGGGATTAAACATTTTGTTCGTGATCCTAAACACAAATTTAGAATTTATCTAAAATCTAGGCGTGTTGAAGGTACCTTTGCCGAAGACCTACACGAAATGTTTAGAAAAAACAAGTCGCTACATCCTAGTCCTGCGCTTAGACACTGGGCTAAGGGTAGTGCAGGGAATCAAAGTAGTTGGAGATATCGTTTTAGTAACGCTAGTCACTTTATTGATTACAATGATGAAAGCACATTAAGCTATCTAGCATTGATGTATGGAGATATGCTTGGAAAACGCTATAAATTAGAAAAACGACCTGATCCTGTCTAAAATGATAAATACTCTATAATGGAGTATTTACCATGGCAAAAATCGTAGAAGATGTAGTAATCATCAAATTTAGTAAGATAGTGAAGGATAGCGAAGAAGGTAGTTCTGTCGCTACTGCCGACGTTCAGTCTGCACTTGAGCAAGTTGCACAAGAATTAGTGGGTGATGCAATAGTTGTTGAGGTTGTCAAAGCATGAGTCAAACCACAACATTAATCTTGTTACCGCAAACAACATGGAACGGTAATGTTTCTAACGTACAGATATACGATGTAGTTGGTGAAAAGAAACAAGCTGCATCATATTATGTTGGAAGTAAAGATTTACAAACCATCAACGTCAATCAAGTAGGATTGACTGGTAACATAATTGTGCAAGCAACATTAGCAACACTTCCCGAAGATACTGATTGGTTTAATGTTTATACATTAGAAGCCAACGCAGGTGCGCCAGCAAACAGTGAACCTAATATTAATTCTTCTATCAATGAAGCAGTTAATATTGAAGGCAACTTTGTATGGATGCGAGCCAAAATACAAGATTTTAATGCAGGTGTGCTACAATATGTTAAGTTGAGTTATTAATATGAAAAAGATTGTAATCATGCCGGGCGGCTTTCATCCGTTTCATGCAGGTCATGCCTCATTATATCAAAGTGCAGTAAAAGCATTTCCTGATGCAGAAGTATATGTGGCTGCAACAAATGATACAAAAACAAGACCATTCCCCTTTAGTATTAAAGAAAAATTAGCCAAACTCGCAGGTGTTGCACCCGGACATTTTGTTCAAGTTAAAAGTCCATTCAAAGCGGAAGAAATTACAAGTCATTATAACCCCAATGAAGATGTATTAATTTTTGTTCGCAGCGAGAAAGATAAAACAGAACAACCTAAACCGGGCGGCATGAAAAAAGATGGCACACCTGCATACTTTCAACCATATACAGGAAAAGATTTACAATCATTCAACAAACATGCTTACATTTCGTATTTACCAACCGTAGAGTTTGGACCTGGTATTACTAGTGCTAGTGAAATTCGTGCGGCATGGCCCAAATTGAATGATAAACGAAAAACAGCAATGGTTATGAGTTTATATCCGGTGACTCAATCAAATCCCAAATTAGCTGCTAATATTGTTAACATGCTGAATATAGGTATGGGTGGTTCAGAAGGGGTAGAAGAGGCAAGAATCATTGATCCAGGTAATGTTGATGTTTATTATCATCCCAAGCGTCATAATAAACAAGCTAAACTTATTGCTCAAAATATTCCTTCTAAAACCATTGATTTGTTGATTAGTGCAATGGTTAAAAAATATAATGTTAATCCCAATGATTTTCATTGGAATCCCACTCAAGTTAATACTATGGCAAAAGACTTATCTGTACATGAAGAAATCGGTGGAGTGGGCGGTGGGTTTGGTACGAACTATCCAGGCACTTACGAAGAAGAAAACGGACCATTTACCCATAAGGGCGGACATCGTACTACATCTCTTACTACTGAGAGTGTAGATTACTTAGACGAAAAATAAAAATATTTCGACCCCTCTTATCTAGTGTAAATATTTACATCATTTAAGAGGACCAAATGGCAACAAAAAAAACAACTTCAAAAGCAACAAAATCTGCAACACAATCTACAGAACCAAAAACAGTTCCAGTAGAAAAAGTACAAGAAATTGCTGATCAAGCCGCTCAAGTATCACAAGAGCAACCAAAAGAACAAGCACCCCAGCCAGGACAAGTGCAAGTTAACGTAGACTTTCTACGCACAACTAAAGTGCATATTGCAATGCCATGTTATGGTGGTATGTTGACAGAATCTACATTCATGAGTTTTATCAAGTGGGCTAATACTGCCCGTCAACTTGGTATCGATTGGACATTAGAAACAATGGTGAATGAATCATTGATTAGCCGAGCACGAAATACATTGACTGCTAAATTCTTAGATATGCCAGACGCAACACACTTATTCTTTGTTGACGCTGACATTGGTTGGGAACCATGGCACTTGTTAGTGTTATTGAACCGTGACGTTGATGTATGTGCAGGACTGTACCCAATGAAGACAATGCCTATCAAGTGGGTAGTTAACGGATTCGAAGGTGCTGAAGAAGGACCCGATGGCTTCCAAGAAGTCTCTAAAGCAGGTACAGGTTTCTTGTTGATGAAGAAGCATGTATTTGAAAAGATGAAGGCTCATCCTGCTGTTAAGCAGTACAAGAACGACATTGGTTTAGATCCAAAGTACGATCAACACTTGAAGACTTACTTTGACACAGCAGTTCGTCAGAATCGTTACTACAGTGAAGACTGGACATTCTGTGAAAACTGGCGCGATCTAGGTGGTAAAATCTGGGTTGACAAGCGTATTCTATTGCGTCACAGTGGTAGCTATGTTTTCTGTATGGAAAATCAGAACCACTTGATGAACACAATTGGACCTATGTATGTTGAAGAACAAAAAACAAAGGCTGCAGCCGAACAAGCAATTAAGCCAGATGCTAACGGCAACGTCACATTAAAAATCTCTTAAATGAGTAGCCCCGAAAGGGGCTTTTTAACGGCTGCGTAATATAGTGTCACATGTTTGTCATATTTTTTAAAATAAATACTAGATGAAAACATATCGTAGCATTTTCATTAGTGATGTTCATCTTGGCACTAGAGACAGTCAAGCCGACAAACTCAACAACTTCCTCAAATATAATACCTGCGAAACATTGTATCTCGTAGGAGATATCTTAGACATTTGGAAAATTCAACAAAACAAATGGCGTTGGAAGCAAAGCCATACTAACGTGGTTCGCCGTATACTTGGATTTGCCAAACGTGGCACTAAAGTAATCTATGTTGCTGGCAATCATGATGAATTCTTAAGACCACTTATGCCATATGGAATCGGCTTTGGTAATATTGAGATAGCCAACCAGATAGAGCATATAGGTGTCGATGGCAAACACTACTTAGTTACTCATGGCGACTTGTTTGATGGTATCACTAGACTAGCACCCTGGCTCAGTTTTTTAGGAGATAAGGCATATGATTTTATCCTGGGACTTAATACTAAATTTAATTGGCTCCGCCATCGTATGGGTTTTGGTTACTGGAGTCTTAGCCAGTATCTTAAATACCGTGTCAAAAAAGCTGTGGATTTCATCTTCCAATTCGAACGAAACCTCGTTGCCTATTGTAAAAAACGTGGATTTGACGGTGTGGTCTGTGGTCACATCCATCACGCAGAAATAAAAATCATAGACGGCATTATCTATATGAATGATGGTGACTGGGTTGAGTCATGCACAGCACTGGTGGAACATCATGATGGCCGTTGGGAAATAATAACCTGGACAAAAGAGAAAGATAAACATGAAATTGAGTGATAAAATTACCATTGTTGTACCTTGCAAGAATGAAGAAAATTACATACATCATTTGTTAGAATCATTGCGTTCACAGAACATCGGTGATACACGAATCATCATCGCCGATTGTTCAACTGATAATACTAGACAGGTCATAAAAGATAACAGTACAGGATTGAATGTTGAAATTATCGATGGCGGTCCTGTTTCTATTGCTAAGAACAATGGTGCCAAACTAGTTACTACACCATATATTTTATTCATTGATGCAGATGTTCGTTTTTTCAAAAATACTGTTATTAGTGATGCAGTTAATAAAATTGAATCAAAAAATTTAGACCTCATTGGATTAAACATAAAATGTTATGATAAGGATCCAAGAGCAAAGATTGGGTTCATTATTTTTAATACTATAAATCATGCATTAAAATATTTCTCACCATTTGCAGTCGGTGCATTTATGTTAACTCGTAGGGACAAGTTTGAAGAATATGGTGGATTTCCTGAAAACTTTTCAACAAGTGAAGACTATTTCTTGTCTAGGAAGTACAGCCCAAGAAAATTTAGAATCATTAGGCATCATTTTGGTCAAGATAGTCGTAGGTTTAAAAAGATGGGGTATCTAGGTATGGCTAAGTACCTAGCTAAAAACTTTGTAAATCGTAACAATAAAAAATACTGGGACAGTTTAGATTCTTCTAAATATTGGAATTAAAAATGAGTTGGTATAGACATAAGCCTCCAAAGTACCCTCCATACAGAGAGCCTGTTCCACAAAACAATCATCCTACTAAGTAAGTATTGATAAATACTTAATGAACTTAAAAGAGCTTGATTCCTTCAAAATATCCGATGCCGTCACTTTCCATGATAGACTTAATCCTAAATTGTGGACAGGTACTAAATTGCGTCCTGAAGTTAAAAATCAACTAGAAACAATAGCACAAGACTTCCTAGAAGAAATGGGAATCAATGATTTAGATGTTAGAGACATTACTATCTCTGGTTCTAATGCAGCATATAGTTATACAAAACACAGTGACTTAGATTTACATATCTTAGTCAATATTAGTGATTTACCTAACAATGAAATATACCGTGAATTCTTTGACGCTAAGAAGTCATTGTATAACGATTCACATGACATAACTATTCACGGAGTTCCTGTAGAATTGTATGTACAAGATGCGGCAGAACCATCAGTGTCATTGGGAGAATACAGTTTACAAAATGACAAGTGGTTACGTATTCCTACAAAGCGTAGGGCGAACTTTGACCAAGCTGCTACAAGATTGAAGTTTGAAAAGTTATTAGATATTGTACAAAGAGCATTAGACTCAAAGAACTTAACTAAGATTCAAAAAGTATTAAAGAAGATTAAGCAATATCGACAAGCTGGATTAGATAAAGGTGGTGAGTTTGGTCCTGAGAATCTAGCATATAAAGCATTGCGTAGTCAGGGTCATATCACTAAGTTATATGCATTGCGTGACAAATTACACAGCGAAGCATTGACTATTGAAACAATGTATCAAGACCCTGCAAAGATAATTGAAGATAATTTAGAAGAAGAATTATCAAAAGAATTTGAAGATTACGATCCAAATGGTAAGCCACCTGGACCTGAGTTTAAACCTACAATGCCTGCCGGTACAGTTAAAGTAGATGTGAGTGATGTATACGATTGGTACAAGTTAGGTCAACATATTAGTAATCTTAAAGGATTAGGACACCATGACTTTGGTCAAGGACCTCCTAGTACTATCATGGCATTTGGTAGTGAAGATGAAGAACACAAATATATTAAAGACTTAGAAAAGACAGGATTAACGACAACTGATATTGATCCGGTCGACCCTAATCAACCAAAGAACATGAAGCGTCAGAAAACAGATCCTACATATAATGTTGCAGAATCTAGTGGTTACATCCCTAGTGAAAAACAGAAAAACGATCCTCGTTTTAAGACAGCATTAACGGTAGATGTTAATCCTTATAGTATAAAAAAGAATGCAAAAGCGTTTAGTTGGCTCACAAATAGAGCCGGCGTACCACCAACAGCAAAACCCTCAGGCAAAATCTGATAATGTAGTATTTTGATAAATACTACATTACTTTGGAATTCGCTATGAAAATTAATCAAATCGTACAAGAAACTACTACATCAGGATCAGTTGCGCCTGTAGAGCATAGTTTTGTCAAAATGCAAACTCGCAGTCCTAGTGTTTATGGAAACACAAAAGCAGGCAGTTTATTCAAGGGTAAAAAGACTAACAAGCCATACGGTAACAGTCTAAATGAAGGCGCAATGAACCAACTTTCATTAGATTTAAAAGGTGGTCCAGATGGTCTATCCGATGTAGAATTTCAAAAGAAATACAAAATGTCTAAGCAAGAGGCTCGCAAAGAGTTATCTGCTAATAGACAACAAAACAAGAAATTTCAACCAGTTAGCGAAGCAGAACTAGCAGAAGATGATATAATTTTAGTTCCCGGCCAAGGTCGTAAAATGAAAACTGGATTTGTACCTCACGGTAAAAGTCGTGTTGACCATGAAGTTGAAATGGCTCGCAGTGATGTATTAGCAACAATGAAGAATGCTAAAGCAATTTATGAACTATTAAAGAATAGGTCAGAAGAAGAAGGCTTAGAAGGCTGGGTACAAGAGAAACTTATCAAAGCAAATGATTATCTAAATGCAGTAAAAGAATACTACGATGAGAAGATGATGCAACAAGAAAGTCTTCCACCAGCAGGCGTTATTGGCAATGGTAGTATGGGTGAAGGCAAGATTGACTTTGCTAAAAAGATACAAAAGAATATTGATAATAGCAATAAAGCAGTTGTAAAGACTAAAAGAGAAATTGGTTCAAGAATTGCCGATATCGGTCCGGGTGGTAAAGAATACAATGTCAAAACTGACAAAGCATGGGATGATGCTCATAAAGTTAAAGAAGGTGCTAAAGTAGATAGAATGGTTAAGCACATTACTAAATCTGAAAAGAAACTTGGCAAGAGTAAAGACGAAGCAGAAAACATTGCATGGGCTACTGCTAACAAGCGTGGTATGTTAGATAACAAGAATAAGAAGGCAAAATAAAATGAGTAATATTCTAAAAGGTTTAACTGAAAGTCACGAAGACCATCATTTGTTTCCTGACTATATGCAGAAAATATTAAAAAAGCATGAACAGAGTCCTGAAGAAAAAGCAATGTGGGCTAAGAAAGCAGCAAATGCTAGAGCAAATGCCCCTGCTCCAAAACCAACTAAACCAAAGAGTGATCCATATATTGATTACAGTGATGACTACACTACCTGGAAACAAGGTCAGAATGAAGATGTCCATGTGTCGGAAGAAGAACAAAAGACTGTTGCTAAAACTTGGGATCAAATGACCAGTCAAGAGAAACTAAGCGGAGTTAAAGGTCGCACAGTTTGGAATGAAAAAACACAACGATACTATACAGTGTTTGATGTCCCTGTCAAACAAAACACAGACGAAGCAAGTTTAGCAACTATGCGTAAGTATTTTGATGGTAATAAAGACGCTAAAGATCCTACAACAACTAGTCAGATGAGAGACTATTTTAACAAAGTTGATTCTAGCAAACTAGCCAAGAATTCTAAAATAGGTACTACGGTTCGACACACCGACAGCAAACAAGTAAAAAAAGAAGGTGTGGCGGAAGGCTATCACAATAGTAAAACAATAATTACAGAAGCATTGATTGTACAAAAGTTATGGGAAGATGCTGGTCACAAGTTGATGGAAGCACAACTAACTGCCGATCAAATTAATCAAATCTTTCAACAAGTAGAACAAGGTGCAACTGCTGCTGGCAACAACCGCACTATGCTTGGCAGAGGCAAAGATGCGGCAAGTGCAGTTAATAAAGCATGGGAAGATTTAAAGACTAAAGTACAGAATTCAGGCCCTATTAAAGGTGTTGATGCTATGTATGACAATGCCGCTGAAAAGTTGAAGCAAGCAACTGGTGGCGATCAAGGCGTAATGAAGTATGTACAAAAGTACAGAGACTTTGCCAAGAAGCACCCAATAGCACAGAGTTTAATTTATTCAGCATTGATTGCGGCCGCCGGTATCAGTGGCGCAGGTGTTGGTGGTGCGGCCGCATTAGGTCTGTTCAAGTTAGTAGACAAGTTATTACAAGGTGAGAAATTCTCTAGTGCTGCCTATCAGGGTGCTAAGACAGGTGCAATGGCATATGGTGCTAGTAAGTTAGCAGACTATATGAAGGGCGGTGACCAAGCTACCGGTGGTACTAGTGGCAGCGGCGAAGTTCCGGCAGATATTCAAAAGGGGCTGGCTTCCGATCAAGCATTTCAAGATCGTATTCTTAACAAGTTTCCACCCGATCAAGGATATACTTTTGGCTCTAGCGGTGATTCCCTTGAAGTATTTGACTCTACCGGCAGAAAAGTATTCACTGGAGACATACCATTAAAAACTATGGATATGAAAGTATTTGCTGATTTGACCAACAATGGACAAATGGCAACTCCCGGTATTAGTAGCGGTTCTATATCAGGCGACCCAATGGCTGGAGTTGCTAGTGACACTGCTAGACAAGTGGTGGGAAGTACAACCGGGAACCCCACAGATGGCATGAATCCAAGTTTTTATACAAGATGGTTTATAAACAAATACGCACAAGATCCCAACAATCCAAGTGCTATGATTATTCAACAAGCTAAACAGTTTGCCGCAATTAAAGCAAAGGTTAGTGAATCAATAGAACTAACCGAAAGTCAAATCTTCTTAATGATTGGTAAAATCGTTGAGCGTCAGCGCAAACTTGACGAAGGTATCATGGACACCATTAAAGGTGCTGCTGGAAAAGCAGTGAACTGGGCGCAAACTAAGGGTCGCAACTTAACAACTAAAGTTACTGCTGATAAACTATTACAAGCATGGAAAAAAGCAGGTAGCCCAACTGACAGTTTAGATGTTGCTAAAGTTATACAAAATATAGGTGTACCATCTGACACTATTAAACAAGTATATGCTTCAATGAAGATACCATTTGCCGGCGAACCAGGTGGCGGAGCTATGTCTCAGTCAGCAACAAGCACACAACAAGCAGCTCCGGTATCGACTCCTGCTGCAGCAACAGCGGCAGCACCTGCAACTAAAATGGCAGTTCCTGCCCAACAAACAACTATACCTCAAGTAGCGCCTGTAACTAAAGCGGCTGCTCCTGTAGCTAAGCCTGCAGTATCTGCAACTACAGCACCACAGGGGTTTAATGCTAATAATGTAATGAAGATGCCGGGTATGGAAAAATACGCCAAACCAGCAGTTGCAAAACCTGCGAATTTCAGCGGGGGTCCAACTGGTTACGCCAATGTGAATACTACATTCAAACAACCTACAGCAAAGCCAGCGAAACAACCAGCAATGGCAGAAGATGAGTTAGATGAAAACTGCTGGAAGGGTTATCACAAAGAAGGTAACAAAGAGTTGTTCGGCAAAACTGTTCCTAACTGTGTGAAGAACGAAGATGTGGCGGGTGACTTAAACGAGTTTGCTATTGACAAATCCGATGATAATGACGATGATGAATACGATTTACTAGTTAGGCTGGTTAAAATGTGGTGGTTAGGTAATGAACAACAACATACTCAAGCAGTAAAAACACTAGCATTAATGGGAATTGATATCAGTGAAGATGGTGATGATATTTTATTAAGAAAAGGTAATCAATTTCTTAAATTCCCAATGGACGATTTTAATCAAGACATAGCAGAAGAAAAATGTCCACATTGTGGTGGCCCAATGTTCAGTGAAATGATAATGAACGAAAAGAAAGATGCTTGCTACTACAAAGTTAAGAGCCGTTATAAAGTATGGCCAAGTGCTTATGCGTCAGGTGCGTTAGTAAAGTGCCGCAAGAGTGGCGCAGACAGTTGGGGCAATGGCGGTAAGAAGAATGAAAGTTCTATACTAGAAGGTATTAATAGAGCAGATGAAAATTTACATCAATGGTTCAAAGAGAAGTGGGTTCGTTTTGGTCCTGATGGAAAGATTCGTGGCGACTGTGCTAGAGGTGATGACAGCGAAGGTAAGCCAAAGTGTTTGCCACAAAGTAAAGCACAAAACTTAGGTAAAGAAGGTCGTGCTAGTGCTGCCGCAAGAAAGCGCAGAGAAGATCCTAATCCAGAGCGTAGTGGTAAAGCCATTAATGTTAATACAAAGAAAAAGTCAAACGAAAGTATAGATGAAGGTTGGAAAGAAAAGTTAGGTGCAGCCGCATTAGCCGGCTCAATGGCTTTGGGTGCTGCAGGAGCTCAAGCGAGAGTGACCCCAGGAGATGATCCTAACATCAATCGTTTAACAGGCAAACCAATCGCTACTCAACAGGCAACTGATACAGCTCCTACTCAAGCAGAAGCACCAAAAGGTTTCAGCAAAGAATATCTACAAAAAGCCGCAGACCCAAATCGTTTTGGTAGATATATGATTAGTGTCGAGAAAGCACAAGAATTATTAAACCAAATGAACGAAGATCAACTAGACGAAAAGTGGTCACAGAAATACAAAGACAGTATAAACTGTAGTAATCCTAAAGGCTTCAGTCAAAAAGCACATTGTCAAGGAAAAAACAAATGAAAGACTATGATTTTTATTGGAATAGAAAAGGATACCCAAAATAATGTTATCAGATAACTTAAAAGTACTATTAGCCAGTACACAAGCGTTTGCTATTAAAACACAAAACTTTCATTGGAATGTTGAAGGTAGTAACTTTCCACAGTACCATGAATTCTTTGACACATTGTACGGTGATGTAAGTGCTACTATTGATCCTATTGCTGAGTATATCAGAATATTAGGTCATTATACACCTGGTAGCTTAACTCGCTATACAGAACTAAGTATCATTCAAGATCAAATAAAGATTCCACGTGCTGAATTAATGTTTGTTGAATCACTACAAGACTGTGAAACAATGCTTCAGTTAGTAACAGCAATGTTTGACGAGGCAGCTAATGAGAATCAACACGGTATCGAAAACTATATGGCTGAATTACAAGACCTATATGGTAAGAAAGCATGGTTCATTCGTTCAACATTAAAAACAGAACGTGAGTAATATCGTTAGGTATAACTTAATAAAAAAACAATAAGAGAAAAAATGAAAAAGATTTTAATAACAATATTGCTTGCAATATCTACTACGGTGGCAGTAGCACAAAAAACACCTCAAGGTGTTACATATGATGCAAACATAATAAGAGTATCTGACGGTGATACTATTGTAATTGCAGCTCCGTTTTTACCACAACCATTAAAGCCTGAATTGGCAATTCGTATATATGGAGTTGATACTCCTGAAAAAGGATTCAGAGCAAAATGTCCAGAAGAAGATGCTAAAGGTCAAGCTGCAAGTAAATTTACTAAAGACGCAGTTGCTGCTGCACAAAAACGCCAAGTAACATTGTATGCATGGGACAAGTTTGGTGGACGAGTATTAGGTGATATATTATTGAACGGACAAAGCCTTCGTGCAATGCTGATTCAAAACGGTTTTGCACGAGAGTACTACGGTGATGCAAAACAAAGCTGGTGTAATTGATAAATATATTATCAAAATAACTATTTAATTAAATGAGATTTACTGAAGTACTATCAGAATCAGCAGCAAAACAACTAGCAAAAAAATTGCCTAGTTTAGAAAAACACGACTATAATACCATTGATAGATTAATGAAGACGGTAGCTAAACAGCACAATATTACTGGTAAAGCACTGCATGATTTATTTGTTCGCAAATTTCATCTTACTCCTGACAACTGGATTAAAAATAAATTAGATGAGAATGATGTTGACTCTACTTTAAAAAATGAAGTTGATAAATTTTGTGATTGGGCATGTGAAACGTTACATATTAAAAACAAGCCCAAAATTGAATTAAGTATGGATACAGAAGAAGCCCAAAATAATCATCATACCGGTGGTCATCAAATGGGTTCATCTAAAATTTGGGTATATGTTAATAACCGTAACTTAGTAGATATATTGCGAACCGTATTCCATGAATTGGTTCATGTCCGTCAAGGTGAGCTAGATATGATTAAGCCGGGCGACAGTTATCCTGGTAGCCCAATCGAAGCAATGGCCGACCTATTGGCTGGAAAATATATCAAGATTTATGGTGAGAAAAATCATCACATCTTTCAATGAAATCGTTCGAATTTATCACTGAGCAGAAATCAATATCACAACATACTGAAGGTGGCTCACTAGAAGGTTATGTTGTATCTACTGACAAACCTAATATTAGCAATTACCTACAAAGTCAGGGTGTCACACCTGAATTAATAAATCATATTACAAAAAAATACAAAACTTTGGGTCTAATCAGAAATATGTATGTTGATGATGACTATCGCGGTCAGGGCATCGGCAATGATTTGGTAGGCAACGCAATAGATGACGCAGCCAATGATGGTGCAGATGCAATTATACTGGTTTCAGATACTGATGAAGATAACCCATTCGACTTAGTCGAATGGTATGAGGGTTTTGGATTTGAAGTAGTAGGTACTGCGGGCAATAACCCATTAATGATACTTGATTTATAATTCAATCTGTGCTATAATGTATAGATGATTAAAATCACCGTTCCCTTACCCAAACAAGTTACTATTGCATGTAGTGGTGGTGTTGATAGTATGGCTATTGTTGACTTTCTCAAACGAAAACACGAAGTAACAATTGCCCATTTTAATCATAGAACAGAACATGGAAAAGAAGCAAGCAAGTTTGTTGCTACTTATTGTTCAGAAAACAATATCCCGTTGCTTTATGGAACATGTCGTAGTAAGCGTGGCATAAACGAATCAATGGAAGAATATTGGCGTAGAGAACGCTATGATTTTTTAAGTGAACTTGGTCCAACAATTACTTGCCATCACTTAGATGATTGCGTTGAAACATATGTTTGGTCAAGTCTTCATGGTACAAGTAAAGTTATCCCACTGGTTAGAAATAATGTATTAAGACCATTCTTAACTACACGAAAGAATGAATTCATTCGTTGGTGCCAGCAACATAATGTTCCATGGATTGAGGATAACTCAAATCAAGATATTAAATATACAAGAAATTACATCCGCAATGAAATGATGCCGCATGTATTGAAGGTCAATCCGGGCATTCATACTTTGGTAAAAAAGATTGTAGAAGGTAAACGAAATGCTTGACTTCTTTACATGTGCCAAGTATACTAACTAATTATTTAAGGAAAACCTATGTCAGACTATAACAGAACATTTAATGGTGACGCAAAGATTAAACTAACACAACTTATCAACGAGGGCATGAGTGTCATGCATGAAATTGATACATTGCAAGGTGGATTGAACGATACAATTAAAGCAGTAGCAGAAGAACTTGAAATCAAGGCTTCTACCTTAAAGAAAGCAGTTCGTATTGCACACAAAGCAAGTCTAGGTCAGACCAACAAAGACCACGAAGAACTTAACACTATTCTTGAAACAGTCGGTAAAACTTTATGAGTTATGTGGATGCCATCCATAGCAGGGATGAGGACAGAATATATGTAGTTGAAAGAGATAGTAATGGCAAACGCCAGTACAAAGAATATCCTACTAATTATGTGTTATACTATCCCGATCCCAAAGGCAAACAGCGTAGTATCTATGGTGATCCGGTCAGTCGTTTCAGTACACGCAAACGCACAGAGTTTGAAAAAGAAAAGCGTATTCACTCAGGTAAGAAATTATTTGAAAGTGATGTGCCGGTAGTCTTTCGTTGTTTAAGTGAAAACTATCTGGGCGTTGATGCCCCTAAACTTCACACTTGCTTCTTTGACATTGAAGTAGACTTTGATCCTGTTAAAGGATTCAGTCCCACAAGTGACCCATTCAATCCTGTAACTGCGATTAGTTGTTATTTAGATTGGCTCGATCAATGTATTACTCTTGTTATTGCGCCCAAGCATATGACAAGTGAAACAGCAAACGAAATTGTAAATGAATTTGAAAACACAATGCTTTTCAAAACAGAGAAGGAAATGTTTGATGTTTTCTTTCAACTCATTGAAGATGCTGATGTATTGACTGGTTGGAACTCAGAGGGCTATGATATTCCATATATGGTCAATCGTGTTACTAGAGTAATGAGTAAAGATGACACACGCAAGTTTTGTTTGATGGGTCAACTGCCTAAGGCCAGAGAGTACGAACGATTTGGTAAAAGCGAAACAACTTATGACTTAGTAGGTCGTATTCATTTGGACTATTTACAGTTGTACAAAAAGTATAACTATGAATCACGCCACAGTTATAAACTTGACAGTATCGGTGAGATGGAAGTAGGTGAGAACAAAACACAATATGAAGGTACACTTGACCAGTTGTATAACAAAGACTTTAAAAAGTTTATTGAATACAACAGACAAGATACAATGTTGTTGGTAAAGATTCACAACAAACTTAAGTTTTTAGAATTAGCAAATCAACTTGCACATGAGAACACAGTACTGCTCCCAACAGTTATGGGTTCAGTGGCTATGATTGAAATGGCAATTTTTAATGAGGCTCACGAACGTGGGCTAGTAGTTCCGGATAAAAAACGAAAGGTTGAAAATGCAGAAGAAGTCCAGCAGGCAGCAGGTGCCTTTGTTGCTACGCCCAAAAAGGGAATGCACGAATATGTCGGAGCAGTTGACATTAACTCACTCTATCCCTCGGTTATTCGTGCCCTCAACATGGGTGGAGAAACGATTGTCGCACAAGTTAGACAAACATTAACTGACCAATATATGGACGATAAAGGTCATCGTTTAGCAAGTGAAAAGAAACGTGCTAAAGAGGGTGACGATGCAGTAACAGGTAGTATTCTATGGGAAAACTTGTTCGGTGCGTTAGAGTACACATCTATCATGAATCAAGAGCGTGGTACTATACTTACAGTAGACTATGAAGATGGTCGTAGTGAAGAAATGAGCGCGGCAGAGATATGGAAATTGGTCTTTGATAGTCATCGCCCCTGGATGCTAAGTGCAAATGGTACAATCTTTACTTATGAAAAAGAAGGTGTTGTACCCGGTCTACTTACACGATGGTACAGTGATCGTAAAAGTATGCAGAAGAAACTAAAAGAAGCAACGACTGATGCTGATAGAGAGTATTGGGATAAGCGACAACTGGTTCGCAAGATTTTGCTTAACTCTGCATATGGCGCACTACTAAACGAACATTGTCGTTTCTACGATAAGCGTATTGGTCAAAGTGTTACATTAAGTGGTCGTCAGATTGTTAAACACATGATGAGTACTATCAATGAAACAGTTGAAGGTGTCTATTCACATGAAGGCAATGCAATTGTGTATGGTGATACTGACTCATGTTACTTTACTGCATATCCAACACTTAAGCCTCAGATTGAATCCGGTGCATTAGAATGGAATAAAGAAACTTGTATCGGCTTGTACGATGGTATTGCTGACCAAGCAAACGATAGTTTCCCAGCATTCATGGAGAAAGCATTTCATGCTCCTCGAAAGAATGGTGAGATTATTAAGGCTGGTCGTGAACTGATCGGTGATCGTGCTATCTTTATCGTCAAGAAGCGTTATGCTATCAACATCTTTGATAAAGAAGGTAAGCGCAAAGATAGTGACGGCAAGCTAGGTGATATCAAAGCTATGGGCCTTGACTTGAAACGTGCTGATACTCCAAAGTATGTACAAGAATTCTTAATGAATGTATTGGGTATGGTTCTTCAACAAGGTAAAGGACGTGATGATGTGATTGGTGCTGTCAAAGATTTCAAGCGTATACTAACTGCACAAGATAGTTGGACTAAAGGTTCTCCCAAAGGTGTAAACAAACTTACATACTATGGTGACTTAGAATCTAAGAGTGCGACAGGTCGTGCTAATATGCCCGGGCACGTTCGTGCGGCACTTAATTACAACTACTTGCGTAGAGTTAACAGTGACCAATATAGTCAACAAATCATCGATGGTATGAAAGTTATTGTTTGTAAACTCAAATCAAATGCACTAGGATTTACAAGCATTGCCTATCCAGTGGATGAATTAAGATTACCTAAATGGTTTACTGATTTACCATTTGATGATGCTGAAATGGAAAAGACATTGGTAGATGAAAAGATTGATAACTTATTAGGCGTGCTAGAATGGGACATTCGTTCTAATACAGATACTAACAGTACGTTTGATGATTTATTTACATTTGATTAGGATAGACCTTATGTATAAAATTATTAATTTTATCGGCTATGATGACATGTCCCTCCTCAAGCGGATGATGTCCGGGACCGTGCGGAGTAAACTTAGTCCAATCCATAATAGAATCGGACATCCAGCCCAAATAGTATTTGGTGTCTACTTTTGATGCCAGTGACATAATGTTATCAATTTTAGGAAGATTAGACAAATCTGAAAAAGCGTTGCAAAAAATATATGGTTGATTTATCTTCTCCATATAACTTTGAAGTAAAATTATTTGCTGTAGACATTTACGGTAACTATCATTAAGATCATAGTAGTATTTGTAATATTCTTCAGCCCATTTGAAATTTCGTATAGTAGGACAATTTATACTTACATCTCTATAGTTAGAATTTTGCATAATCTCAAATCTAGAAATTTGTGACCACGCTATTATAACTAGATCGTATTTATTATCTAATTCTTCAAATGCAACTCTGATGATTCTGTCATTACTACTTCTATATTTTCCGGCGTTGGTTACATCCCAATCATTTATCTGACCCAATAATGATGGCCATGATGTTTGTGATGGTGATTGTAATTCTTCACCGTAAGTAAGACTACACCCGATGCATAAAATTTTTTTAAACATACTAATATTTATAAAAGGGTAAATTGCTATTGCAATTTGCAATAAACCCCACTATAATAGATAACATAAACTGCCTAAATAGGTATACAAAGGAAAAACATGAAAGATAACTTACAAGATTTAATTCAACACACTCATGGTCTCGGTAATGTAGACTTAATTAAAGTTAGTGGTACCGATACAGAAACACAAATCAATGCAATCGCAGAAGACAAATCTGTTATTGTGTCCGGTACATTGAATAGCCCAGTAGCAGACTTTATCGGAGTATTTGGTATGCCTAATTTAGGTAAACTAAAAACTATTTTAGGCTTTGATGATTATGATACAGATGCTAAGATTAGTGTAACAACTACTAATCGTGACGGCGTTGATATTCCATCAACAATTCACTTTGAAACAAAGAACGGTGATTTTGTTAACGACTATCGACTAATGAGTAAATCAATTGTCGAGGAAAAAGTTAAAAATGTTACATTCAAAGGCACTACTTGGAACGTTGAGTTTGAGCCAACGATTGCAGGCATTCAGCGTCTTAAGAAACAAGCAAGTGCTAATAGTGAACAAGAACATTTTACTATGACTACAGTTAACGGTGACTTAAAGATTAACTTTGGTGACCCGTCAACTCACAGTGGTAACTTTGTATTTCAAGCGTCTGTCAATGGAACATTGAGTAAAACATGGAACTGGCCTGTTAAAGTATTTTTGGCCATCATGGATTTAGCCGGTGACAAAACTGTTCGCATTAGTGATGCAGGCGCAACTGAAATCACAGTTGATAGTGGTCTAGCAACATATCGTTACTTACTTCCAGCTAACGCAAAATAATGGAACAAGTAAATCTATCAGCAAGTCATAATAACGACTGGGCGTTGTTCTTGCCGGCGGTCAGTAGTTTTTATATCGCCGGCTTAGGTAAGCAACGTGAGGGAGAAGTTTATTTTGAACCTCAACGTGTGCCGCCTGCATTTAATGGAGATGTAGAGAAACTAAACTTCTTAAACAGCAAAGAAGGTCTTTACTATTATAAGTGGGGCTTATACAGTGCAGGTCATGCTAACTTAGATACAACTAAAGATGACCCAAATGAATCTATCATTCGTAAGCGTGAAGCAGGTACATTCATGTTGGGTGACAGTGGTGGATTTCAAATTCTAAAATGTCAATGGTCTGCTGATTGGAAAGATCCTAACTGCCCTCGTGCTATGATTAAGCGTAAAGCGGTATTGAACTGGATGGACACGTACATGGATTATGGTATGTGTTTAGATATCCCTTCGCAATCCTTATCTACCTTTCACATTAAGGATCCAAAGACAGGTAAAAGTGCTCATGGTATCAGTACGATTGAAGAAGCTATTAGTGCCACTCATATTAACAATGAATACTTCATTAAGAATCGTAATGGTAACTGCAAGTTCTTAAATGTATTGCAAGGTCGTAATCATACACAAAGTGATGACTGGTATGAAGAAATGAAGAAGTACTGTGACCCGAACATTTATCCCGATAATCACTTTAATGGTTGGGCATTTGGTGGTCAAAACAAAATTGACGTACACTTGATGTTGCGTAGATTAGTTAACATTATCCATGATGGATTGTTAGTTGAAGGCAAGCATGATTTGATTCACTGTTTGGGTGTATCTATCTTAGAGTATGCGGTACTCTTTACCGATATTCAAAAAGCTATACGTAAGTATCACAACCCTAAACTTCAGATTACATTTGACTGTGCGAGTCCGTTCTTTAGTGCGGCTAAAGGTCTAGCATATTTCAACAACAGTATTGAACACAATAAAAAGTGGGCATACAGTATGGAAAAAACTGCCGAAAAGAAAAGTTATGCCAATGACAATCGCAAGTTTAGTGATGGTGTGTTGCAAGATGGTATTCACAAAGTCTTCACTGATAGTCCAGTAACCGACCTTATGACCATGAAGGACCTTTGTTTCAGGGGTCAAGGATTTATTGGTCAGCACGGTAAAGAAACCAAAACAAGCTGGGACACATTAAGTTATACATTATTGCAAAGTCATAATGTGTATACTCATATGACCGCAGTCCAAGAAGCAAATCGTAAATATGAACAGGGCATTATGCCAAAAATGGTCATGAATCAATTTGATGATGAACATTTCGGTGAAATTGTAGACAAGATATTTGCACAAAAAGATAGACAAAAGAGTCTAGACATGATAGAATCACATAGTAGCTTCTGGATGCAGATGAAATCTGGTAGTCAGGGCTTTAGTGGTAAAAAAACAATGAATGCTATGACAATGTTTGACCAATTGTTTGAAGTAAACAATGAACCCGAAGTTGATGAAATCATTGAAGATAGTGATGATGAAATTTCAAAAATATTAGGAGAATGATATGCCATATAGAAGTCGTATTAAAACACTAGAAGAATCAGTTAGATTGTTAGATAATCAAATTTTTCAATTAGAAAAAAGTGGGTCCACTGATACTAAAAAATTGTCTGAATTAAGAGAATCCAAAGAGAAGTATTTTACTGAACTGAGGAACATGAACCGAGCACAATGGGATCATGACCATGAAACAGTTAATTTGGATGATGACCGATGAACGAACAAAAAGAACAAGCAATGACTGAACAACGTCAACGCATTAAGGACAAGGCAATTCGCACTATTTTTGTGCGTTTTCAAAAAGAAGGTATTCATAAATACCCAGCGGCAGCAACAGACCCTAACTTGGCAACAGGTGATGAGTATGATGTTAGCTTTCTAGCAACTCCACATCGTCACATTTTTCACTTTGAAGTGACGATTGAAGTATTTCACAACGACCGTGATATCGAGTTTATCCAATTCAAGCGATGGTTAGAGAATCAATATTCTCAAGGCATTCTTGCGTTGGATTACAAAAGTTGTGAAATGATTAGTGATGACCTCTATGAAGTTATTGCAACTCGATATTCAAATCGTAATATCACTATCTCTGTATCCGAAGACAATGAAAATGGTGCCACGATTCATTATAACAAAACTCAACCTTATCAACAACTCGCTATTTAAAGGATTATTAAAATGGCAAAACAACAATTTCAATCTAATCCCCGTGTCTATCAAATTTTTGAAGACCTTGAAAAATACAAGGAATTCTGCGTAGATTTCGGTTATAAGTTTGATGAAGCAACACTTTATGATATGCGTAGTTTTGCATATCGCCAGCATACTAAACAACTTGGTGGCAAGTGGGCAAAAGATTCATGGGAAGATGCGATTCGCCGATGAAAGTAGTACTAGTCACCGGGGGATTTGATCCTCTGCACAGTGGTCACATTGAATACTTCAAGGCTGCTAAGGCATTAGGCTTCTTACTTATAGTAGGAGTAAACAGTGACGCATGGTTGACCCGTAAAAAAGGTCAACCTTTTATGCCTATCTCTGAACGAAAAGCAATCATTGAAAGCCTGTATCAGATACACAAGGTAATAGAATTTGATGATAGTGATGATACTGCAATCGATGCTATCAAACAAGTAAAGAGTTTATACCCAAAATCAAAAATTATATTTGCCAATGGTGGGGACAGAACCAAAGACAACATCCCTGAAATGGTTTTTGATGATGTTGAATTTGTTTTCGGTGTTGGCGGTGATAATAAAATGAATTCAAGCAGTTGGATTTTGCGTGAATGGAAACAACCAAAAACATTGCGAGAATGGGGTTACTATCGTATACTGCATGATGTAAATGGATGTAAAGTAAAAGAATTAACAGTAGAGCCCGGCAAAAGTTTAAGTATGCAAAGACATTTTAAACGACATGAATTTTGGCATGTAACCGAAGGTAATTGTATACTGGATATGAAATTAGCCAGTGGCTATAGTATGCCTACTATAGAATTGACAAAATATAGCGAAGTACAAATTCCACAGGGTGATTGGCATAGACTAAGTAATCCATATGATGTACCATGTCGTGTTGTAGAAATTCAATATGGCGAAGCATGTGATGAAGATGATATTGAGAGAAAAGATGCGTAAATGACACCTTTATGTGCTTAGAACCTTATAAAAAACAATACCCGATGATAAATACTTTATCAAAGGGGTTAATTATGAGTAAACAAACCAAAGAGCACATAGAGGCTAGGATAAACAAAATTCGTGGAATTAAAAAGGGACCCTCCCCCTTCAGAAAAACAACAGAACAAATTATTATTGAAATAAAACTATCGCACGGAGACAGATACTTACTAGACCGAGTTAATTATGTAAATTCCTCAACTAAAATAGAAATAGGATGTAAGGTGCACGGGTACTTTTTTAAATGGCCAAATGATATGAAGGGGAGAGGGGGCTGTCCAAAATGTGGTAATAGTTTTAGTAAAACCACAGATGAGTTCTTAAATGAGGTTCGTAACATTTTTCCTAATTATGACTATAGTAAAGTAGACTATAAGAATTCTCACACTAAAGTAGAAGTTGGCTGTCCAAAACATGGATATTTTATGATTAAACCCAACACCTTACTATCTGATTCAGGTTGTAGTGAATGCGGTACGCAACGAGCATTGACCACTAAAATTAAGAAAGGGCAGTGCAGGCATCCCGATGATATCACCGAGCATGAAAAATATAAAATTGCTGTTTGGAAAGAAACTGATAAGAATTTTAAAAAATACTTTATCGGAGAGAGTAGGAACAGAGATACCCATTTAGATCATATAGTATCTATTACGGATGGGTGGGTCAACAAAGTTCCACCTGAAATTATAGGATCTCGGGTAAATTTAAGGTTGATAGATGGTATATCTAATAGAAAAAAGTCCAATAAGAGTGACATGACAATTGAAATGTTGTATTATAAGCATAAAGAAATAAAGGATAGTAAATGAGAAAACTCTACTACATGGGTTTAGAAAAATATGTTGCCCGTTACACTTTTCAACTCCAAGAGTGGAATGAGTGTGTATTTAAACGTAGGGGAATTAACTATATAGTTGTACCCGGTGACACACTAACCAATGATCAAGCAATTGTAACAGGTCAAGTATTAGATGCACATGGTCGTACATATTTTGGTATGAGTCAGTTAATGAATCTAATCAAAATGATGAAAGCCGGAGAATTAAATAACGAAGATATCGTTTACTTTGAAGATATGTTTCAACCTGGCATTGAATCATTGCCGTATATTCTTAAACAAATTGATACATCATTACGACCAAAGATTTTTGTTCGTTGCCTTGCACAAAGTATTGATCCAGATGACTTTGTTCATGTCTGGGGAATGTCTGAATTTATGGGTCATTACGAAAAGATGGTAGATAGTTTTGTTGATGGTGTATTGGCTACAAACGAAGAAATGGTCATGCACATGAAGATTGCAGGCTGGAAGGCCCCACTGTATAACATCAGTGGTTTGGCATTTGGCAAGAGTGAAGTACAAGGTCGTGTAGGCAATATTAAGCCATTTGTTGATCGTAAGCATAGGGTTGTATTTTCGGCTCGTTGGGATCAAGAGAAACAACCTGACTTTTATATGGACCTTATTGAAGCATGGAATGAACGTTATCCTAATAGCGGTGTTGAATTCTGTGTCTGTAGCGGTGGTAAATTAAAATCAAATAGTGAAAACTATATGAACCGAACAATGCACATGGTTAACATAGGTCAATTAAAAGTTTATGAGGATCTAGAAAAGAATGATTACTATAATATCGTTAATGATAGTCGTGTTGTGTTTAATTGCGCCCTTCAAGATTGGGTTTCTAACACAGTAAGTGAAGCAGATAGTCTTGGGTGCAATGTTCTATACCCTGCTTACAGGTCCTTTCCGGAAACTTTCGCAAATGACCATGAACGACTGTATGTGCCATGGTCTATAGCCGATGCACTAGATAAGTTAGAGATATTATTAAAGAAGCCACATGAAAAGATGGGCAAGATTAGTGATTACAATAATAGTACGATAGATCGTATCATCGATGTATTAGAGGGTAGTGGAGACAAATACTTGCGAATGTCAACTGACTATCGTAAATATACTAAAGAAAGCAAATACTAAAATGGCAACACGTAAAAAGAAAACAGAATCACAAGAACCGACAATAGTTAAGGGCAATCATTTGACCGTAACTACTTTCCCTGATGGCAAAACTATGCTAGAATGGGATGACGAAGCATTATTAAAAGAAGTGCGAGAAGCACTCAACTCGGTAGAAGTACCAAAAACAAAACGCAAATTAACAAAGGAAAAACAATGAGCGCACATCAAGATATCGAAACACAATTGGCAGCTTATCAAGCCGAATCAGCAAAGTTTGAAGCAGGTAATTCAGCCGCAGGAACACGTGCCCGTAAAGCACTAGCAGAATTGGCTAAAGCAGTTAAAGCACGCCGTAATGAAATCACTGAGACTAAGAACGCACGTGCCGCAGAAAAACTTGCTGCCAAGTAATTGTGATAAATAAACATGTAGGCTACACAACGGTAGCTTACATTTCAAAACAAAAACCATCACAAAGGAAGGTTATCTATGAGTTATAATAAAACAAAAACAGATCCAGAGTTGGGTCAAAAGGTTCACGAACACTTGGTTAAGATGGGAGTTGAAACTCCTACACTACCTAATACTATGGATCGTAAAGAAAAGATCGACCATATCGAGGCTCACTTTACACACATTATGCGTATTATGGGTTTAGATTTGTCTGATGACAGTCTGATTGAAACACCAAAGCGTGTTGCTAAGATGTATGTCAATGAAATATTTTATGGTCTTGATTATGAAGCATTTCCCAAATGTACAACAGTTGACAACAAGATGCAATACAACGAAATGGTTGTAGAGCGTAATGTTAATGTTCAATCTAACTGCGAACATCATTTTGTAACCATCGATGGATTGGCCACAGTGGCTTATGTCCCTAAACACAAAGTTTTAGGGCTTAGTAAGATTAACCGTATTGTAGAATATTTCAGTAAGAGACCTCAAATTCAGGAACGCTTAACAGAGCAAATATTTCACACCTTACAGTTTATCCTTGATACAGAAGATGTTGCAGTTATGATTGATGCCCAGCATTTTTGCGTGAAAAGCAGGGGAATTGAGGATACAAGTAGTAGTACGGTTACGTGTCGGTTGGGCGGAGGATTCAAAACTGACCCATCTGCAAGAGCAGAATTTTTAAGTATTGCAAATAAAGGAAAATAATGTTAAAAGATAGACGGGTTTTACTAGAACATGATCTTATTAAGGCTCATGAAGAGGCTGCTGAGTTATATTTAAAAATTGTTACACAAGGTGGTGATGTAGATAGTGTAGAATATCAAACTCTTAAAGAGAAGGTTGCCAATATACAATTTGACCTTAACATGGTAAATAACTTGATTAAAAAAGGTCATGCATGATTTTTAATCATATTAAAAAACTTAAACAAGAAGGTAAAAAGATCGGTATTGTTTTTTCGTCATTTGATATGCTACATGCAGGCCATGTTGCTATGTTAAGTGAGGCAAAGAATCATTGTGATTATTTAATTGCAGGATTGCAAACTGATCCTACTATTGATAGACCTGACACTAAAAATAAACCTGTTCAAAGCATTGTAGAAAGACAAATTCAACTTGCAGCATGTAGGTATGTTGATGAAGTAGTAGTATATCAAACTGAACAGGACCTTATTGACCTTTTACTTATACTTCCGGTAAATGTTCGTATATTGGGTGTAGAGTACGCTGATAAAGACTTTACAGGTAAAGATGAATGTTATGATAGAAATATTGAAATAGTATTCAATGGTCGTGACCATAGTTTCAGTAGTAGTAGTTTACGCAAACGGGTAGCTGATGCCCAGATCATCAACAAGATTAATAAATAATATGACAGCATGTTTTTACCGACATCAATAATATTACCTGTTATTATTGTATCTGGTCAAAGAACCGGGTCTACTATTTTATTGCACGACATTCAGAATCAACTCAATTTGGAAAAAATGTTCAATGAACCGGACACCAATGAACAATATGATGAATTCTTATCGTATATAAAAACAAATAATAATTATATTGTAAAATTTCATGCACATCATTATAATTATTACCAAGACTTAAAATCAATTATTGATTCTAAAAAATGTTTTTTAATTAGAATTCAACGTAGAGATATAGTAGCACAATGTGCTAGTTTATACATTGCTAGAAAAAGGGAGTTTAAGTTTATGTATGATAATCTTGATCTCAATAATTCTAGTTTTATGAATAATATAGACATTGATCCAGCGGGGATTCGTCAAGCAATCAATGATACGAGTAATAGAAATAAGATTCTAAAAGCGTTTCCAGCAAAGTTTGATGCAGATTTATATTATGAAGACCTAAAATTTTCAGACAATTTAATTAAGACTACCAAACCGGCAAATTATTTGCAACTTAAAAAAATAATAGAAATATTTTTGAATTCTCAAAAAGGTAAATAAAGATAACCGGCCTTATGGGCTCATCCCGGTATATAAATTCTGCGTCCTATGCTATAATTAACATAGGAGAAATCAATGGCAAAATATTATTCAACAAAAACTTACGGTACAGACAGAGGCTTATCCTGCTGTTTTAGACAATGGCGTGCTAAACACAGTCACTGTTCTACATTACATGGTTACAGTCTTGGTATCAAATTAGTATTTGAATGCGACACACTGGATGAAAAAAACTGGTGTATGGACTTTGGTGGACTCAAAGAATTCAAGGCTTGGGCGGATCACATGTTTGATCATACTTTGGTTATTGCTGAGGATGACCCAATGCTAGAGTTCTTCATACACATGAGCGAGATGGTAGATATTGAAAGTAAAAATCATCTGAGCATGATCCCTCATGAGCGAGGTGCACTCTGCGACTTGCGTATTGTACCCGGAGTAGGCTGTGAAATGTTTGCTAAAATGTGCTATGATAAAATGGCAGAGTTGCTTGCAAGTGGTAAAATGCGTTACCCAATTAATCCAACAGTAAGAGTTAAAAGTGTTGAAGTATTTGAACATGGTGCGAATTCGGCTACATACGAAGGCTAAATATCTATGGAGCCTTTGGGCAAAGGCGTTAGGTGAAAAGGCCGGTAATACGGATCAGGAAGCTGACCGTATTGCTTTTATACGCACATTAATTGTGCTATCATACATAACAACAAACTGCTTCATTGTAGCAGGTGTTATAAGGCATTGGTAATGAAACAATATAAATGTACAACATGTAATGAAAAATTAGATGCAACTGAAAATAATTTTTTTCCTAGTAATCTAAAAATAGCAACAGAAAAAAATAAAACTTCTATTCCCAAATGCAGAAGATGCGCGGCTACGTATGGAGCCGCGCACCGTAAAAGGGTTAAAGATATTGGATTGACAAGAAATCAACAAACTTCGCTATCTTTAGCTAAAGCAGTAAGAGGTACGATTTATGTAATAGGACCTGATATTCCAGGAATGCCTTATAAAATTGGTGTTACTACTGGTTCATGTGTTGCTGCACGTAAAGCAGCATTACAAACTTCCCATTGGTTAGATTTGAAATTAATTTGGAAATCAGAGGTACTTGAACGTGCGGACAAAATTGAAAGTAAAATTCATAAACATTTTGATGATTTACGAGTTAGAGGTGAATGGTTTAATATCACAGAAGACCACATCAAAGAAATACCAAATTTAATAAAACTATACAACGGTGAACAATGAGCAAACTAAAAATTTCAGAATTATTTTATAGCATTCAGGGAGAAGGCCGATATATCGGAGTACCAAGTATTTTCCTACGAACATATGGATGTAATTTTACATGCGGTGGATTTGGCATGAGTAAAGGGGAAATAAGCAGTGAAAGAGATACTATTGCAATCAAAGCAGAAGATTATACAGATTATAAATCCTTACCACTTGTCAGCACAGGTTGCGATAGTTATGCATCTTGGGACCCTAGGTTTAAACATCTTAGTCCTATGCTCACTACCGATAGTATTGTTGACAGTATTATGGATATACTTCCTCACAATCGTTGGATGGATGAACACCTTGTTATCACAGGTGGTGAACCGTTACTTGGATGGCAAAGAAGTTATCCTGAATTACTTTCACATGAAAAAATGAAATCTCTCAAAGAGATTACATTTGAGACTAATGGTACACAAGAACTTAGTCAAGACTTAAAAATATTTTTACAGTCATGGAAAATTAATCGTGAAAAAAATGCATTAACATTTAGCGTTAGTCCTAAACTAAGTATTAGCGGTGAGAAATGGGAAGAAGCAATTAAACCCACTGTTATTCGTCAATATGAAAGCGTGGGGTTTGTATATCTTAAATTTGTTGTGGCAACGGACGAAGATGTACAAGAAGCAGAAAAAGCAGTTATGGAGTATCGTGCAGGTGGATTCAGAGGTCCTGTATACTTGATGCCCTGTGGCGGGGTCGAGAGTGTATACAACATGAATGCTAAGAATGTTGCACTGGCTGCAATGAAACGAGGATGGCGCTATAGTGACAGACTTCAGGTACCTCTATTCAAAAACGAATGGGGTACGTGATGCCGCACGATTCATTTTATAGATGGTCATTAGGAGTCGAACTTAAATTTGTTTGGTTCCCTAAGACTTGCTATATATCAGGCAAACGTATTTGGTTAAAGTATGCGTATCGTTTGACTAGATTAATTACTGGACCCGGCGATACAATATTTGAATATCGATGGCACGATAAGAATGCCCATATTATATGGATGTTAACAAAATGAGAACATACAATAAACGAATTGCATTTTTAATTAGCGACCAGCATTTTATTCCACACG